CAGAAGCTGCCGCTTAGGGTAAATCTGCTTTTCCAAGCCTTTCCAGGAAAATGATTTGCAAGTCCAATAAGAACAGAGCGATGTTCATAAATATTAGGCGCATAAGATCGGAGCATGCCTTCAACGTCTTCGATGCGAGGCTGGTGCTTGAATTTGACTTCATAATATGTAAGACCCTCCAGACTTTCAGGTTTTCCGAATGTAATATCGTAGCTCTTCATTTTATTCCTCCATTGGTTCATCTTCGCGCATCTCCGGAGCAATCGGCATTAGACTTTCGACTGCCTTTACAATAGTAGCCATGCACTCTGGGCAGCAATCGGTTACATTTCCGGAAAAATATGTATCATCTGCGCATACATTAACAAACATAAAGCCACTCGGATTGAGCTGGTTATCTTTGGAATTATAAGTTTCATAGAGCTTTCCGCAAATATCACACTTTTTAGCAAGAGCCATTATACGTTACCTCCGTACATTTCTTGACGTTTAATTTTTTCATTGCGAGCCGTTGCCATAATTCGACAAATGTCGGCTTCAGTTTTTGCTTTTTCAAGCCTAGCAATAACTTTATCGCCATACATAAGCTCTTCGGCTGCCTGAATAGCGTCTTCCTGGTATACTTTAAAGAGAGGATTAGTTGCCATTATTATTCCCTCCAGCATTACGCATCATCGAAATAATGAAGTTACTGGCAATATCAACTGCTTCGCTTCTGGTGAATCCGTTTTTAATAAGCGCCTCTCTGATGATGGCTGCCATTTCGGCCATCGACCCGATAGTTTCAATAAAATTTTCAAGCTGGTTATCCATTTTTTTCTCCTTTTACTCTTTCGGTTCCCAATAAACCGGCTTATGTGAATACTCATTCGCGGGGTTGGCAAGACAAGTATTGCAAGGATCATTTTCTTCTTCAAGATCGCTGTACTTGCACGAGATGCAATACTGGTCAAAATATACTTCTTTATACTGCAGATCAACGTACTCCATCGTCATCCTCCAATCTTTCTTCCCGGCATAGCGGGCAAATATAAGGCTTACAGGCTCGTTCATCGTCCACCACCCATATTGTATGGCAAATAGAACACCGAGCCTCGACGAAATTTAAGGCCTTAAAATACATTTCATGCTCCTATTCTCTGTAATTATCGTAAATCTCCGCGTTGTATGTACCATTATCATAATCGTACCAGAAAATTACCGGGATCTCGAGCTCGGCAATAAATCTGAGAAGATCATCTAAGTCGTTTACCGTGATATATGCAACTTGGTGTCTGGAATTACCGACCATCTCGAATTTATAGTTTCTAAGTAGAGGATACTTATCAAGCATCTCTTTATTGTCGTAATATTTGGTAGACAGGATACGTACTTTCATTTCTTGCCTCCATAAAAAATACGATAGAATGTCTTCTCAAACCAAGCCGCTCCCTCGTCCCAAGAGCTGTCATGATAGCCTTCCTCATCAACCCACTTCTGATAGGTTTCTCTGAACGCCCGACTGATGCTCATAAGAGGAAGGATGAGTCCGAAGAAAAACCCAAGAAGGAAGATCAGAATATAAAGCAGAATAGTAGTCCACATAGTATTTTTCTCCTTTCAAATATCAGTCTCGATTAAGCCAATAATTGTCAGTAAATCTTCTCATTGCATTGAGAGGTTTGTTCTTGTCTGCAGGATTCTTAGAAAAGTTTGAGCACGCTGTGTCATAAGGAGGAGCACATAAGCAAGGCATTCCAGTACCCTTATCCCAGTTTTCGCATGTTCCGTTTTCATTGTTAACGCAATTGCCGCATCTTTTTTCGCGCATCATAAGTCTCCTCTTTTACTGGTAAAACTTAACTTCCGTATATTTGGTGGCCATTTCAAGCTGCTCTTTGGTCATTGTCGGAAATTTAAAGACATAAAAGCTGCCGACATAATAACCATCTTCAATTTGTTCAGTGTATTGGATTCCGTGGTTTTTGAAATATGCCTTAGCGGCAGATGCATCGATAAAACCTTCAACTTCTCCATAAATAGGCTTGCTGAAATCCATAATATTTTCTCCTTTCAAAATATAAAAGAATAGGACACCATGTTTCAGATGCCCCATTCTATTAGTCGAATATTAGCTGATAATTTTTATGACTCATGCATTCGTCAAAAGCCTCACTGTCAACATTTCTGAATTTCGTTTTCATAAAAAAAATAACAACCCCTTTCATTAAAGAAGCTGTATTTATCGCGAGCCCCGTTTAAGGGGCATGGCTACATTGGTGTGTTTGTAGGAATAAAGTCCGGTTTCATTAAGGCACCACCTCCTCTACCCATCCGAAGAATATCTTATAGTCAGACAAATCTTTAGAATAGGCAAGTTTAAACAATTTCTCGGCTTCATCTTCATTTTTTGCCATGATCAATTCCCATTTCCGTCGTGTTTCATCGATACCTTGATGGTCACCGCCAAGGAAATAGAATACCTTAAATTTTTTCAATTTACTCATTTTTTTACCATTTAACCCATCTGTTTTCATTAAACTGCCGTTTTTCACTAAGGGCTTTGCTAATTGCTAAGTCAATTCCGGATCTAGACTTGAAATGGTAGTAATATAAATCTCTGAATGGCGTATTCAGCCTATCAATTCTTCCAGCTGCTTGAGACACTGTTCTGTAGCTGTAGGACTGAGAATAAAACACAATGGTGTCAGTCTTGATGCAATTCCATCCTTCGGCTCCTGCCCCATAATTGACAAGATAGATCCATGAAGTTCCATCAGGAACAGGCTGATGCTGGTGCCCATTCCACTCAGCCAATTTTGTATTAGGTCCATAATGCAGTCCTTTCAAAATATCAAGCTCGTAATCGAAGTTATAGAACACAATTATCCTAGGATGCTTTTCTGCGAGTTCCATTAGGGTTACCTGCCTGGACTCGTCCTCGTTCACGATTCGTCTTAAGACATAGCAAAGACCAGAAGCTTGCTGAATTGGTTCGTTCTTAAATGGGTCCCAGCGAGTTCGCATAGCTTCTTTATACTTTGAAACATCATACGTGACATAGACATCTTTGTGATGCGGAACAGTCTTACGAGAGAAATCCATGTCAACCAGAATCTGATTTCGTAGCTTAATAAGACGACCTGTGTTAATATAGCGCTCAATTTTTGGGTATTTTGTGTAGCGTGAATATATGCAATGCTCTCTAGTAAATGCGGTTTTGTTTTTGTAAAATCCATTGGCTACAAACACAGGAATATACTGCTCCCAAGTGTCGCCAGGCGTTGCTGAAAGGATAATCCAGTTGTTTTTTCTCGAGATGTTTAGAAATGTTTTAACCCAGGTACCTTTGCCAGTCACACGGTCCTCATCAAATATAAAGAAAGCTCCGTATACATCTTTATACTTCTTGATGTTGTTCCAGCTATCTATCACAACTTTATTCTTGTAGCGACTCAGTTCCGGATTAGTGGAAATAAGGTAATGCGTTAGCTCCCCTTCCCACTCAAGTGAGTCACGTTTCATTGCGGTTGTGATAATATAAAGGTCTTTTGGATTCTTCATAGGAATGTAGTCTGGGTCTATACTACCACCTTGCTCTTTGAAGTAGTAATATAGACCTGTCCTACTTTTGCCGCTTCCGACACCGCCATTTAGGATGCAGCCATTGCGCATTTTTTTGACTGCATCCATTTGGTAGCCATAAAGGAATGGCTCGCTCATTTCTTATGTCTCCACTTATCGCCGTTAACGCACGGCTCAGGGCATACACAATAGAATCCGCTTTCGAACATCATACCATGAGCACATGCAAAGCATTCAAATTTAATCTTACTAATTTTATCAGCATTGATTGCATGCATCATATTTTGAATTTCATGGCAAATGGGAATAGTAGCATTTCTCGGCTTCTCTTCAGGAAGCCATTTCTTGAAAACATTATAATAGTTGCCCTTGTTTCCGAACATCTTTTTTGAAAAAGCCATAGCCAGACCTTTTTCAGGATCAAACTTTTTACTAAACTCGCATTTCACGACAGTCTTAGTCCCATCTTCCCAGAAAACAATCGTTGCTGGGTCATTATAGATAACATCTTTAATTTTTGGAATAACGGTCTGCACGGTTCGGGTGGCATTGAAGAGCGCTTCCGTTGCAATAATGTCATTTTTGCAATATTCGGCAACCTCTTTTTTATATCCATTATTCTTGTATCTAAGATATCGACTCATTGCAAGCTCTTTAGCATTTTTGCTGTCATTGAGCCATGGAGCCAACTGATTGTAATGAAATGCAATTGTGGGGTCAGCCTTATGAGGATTGTCGAAATCGTCGATGAGAACCCAGCAATGCTGTACTCCATCGATTTCATGCACGAAGGCCACGGTTCCGATTCTGCCACGCATAGCATCCTGAAGTTTCCCGATGCCGTTGATAACTCTGACTCTGTCGCCAATTTTATACTTATTCATTTAGTTATTCTCCTTTCAAAAATATAAACAATTAGCCGTATTTAAGCGCCCATTGGGGCAACCACCAGGGGCGCTTTCTCCCACTCGTCGAAGTGGATACAGAGCTTCTTATTTGTACAAAGTTCACATTTATCATAGAATTTGCACGTGAAGCAAGAACGATGTTCGCCCATTTAATTATTCTCCTTTCAAAAATATAAACAATCAGCCGTATTTAGGCACCCATTCCGAGCAATTATTGCACGGCACCACGCAAGAACATTCGGACCCGCAATCAAATCCACAATTTGAGCAGCAATGCTTCGGATTCTGGAACCGATCCATATCGGCCTCAATTTTTTTGACCATATCGAGAGACTCCTTGACCGTAGATCCTTCGTGGATCTCATGGTAAAGACGAGTCGCTTCAAACCTCTGACCATTTTTGAGCAGGTCAATCACAGAGAGATTCTTCACCGGCATCAAAGCTCCGGCCCTGACCCAAGCATCAAAGGCACCAGGACCAAAAATATCATCCAGAATCGAGAGGCTCCGCTCATGGAAGATTTTGTTACTCATAACTGCTTTGTAATACATGATGTTCTCCTTTCTTTAAACAACCGCGCCAGACTCAAAGAGACTATCCGCGTATACATCACTTACTCCAAAGACGTGCTTACTGCTAAGGTCAAGAAAATAACAGAGTTTTCCGTACCATGCTCTGGCCGCCTCCTGCTCGCCAATAATAGAAGCAAGATCGGCCTCGCAATCTAATTCTCCAAGATACTTCAGCATATGCTCCATTTGTTTTCTCCTTTTTAAATATTGTATTCGTCAAGCCAGTTTGCAAATTCTTCAAGCACGTCGTCGTTAACACAAATCCAACTTGCACTATATTTGTCTTCAGAAAACTCATAATATAGTTTCTCAATAGTTGCTCCGCTAACGAAGAGTGTTCCGTGCTCATTCAGATAGTCGAGAATACGCTTCATTTCATCTGGATAAGTAAAATTACTGCTCTCATGCTTTTTGTAAACTCTCATAGAAACTCTCCTTTACTCCTCGATTTTTCTTACGTAAATATCCTGGCTCTCGATCTCACCATAATTCAATGTCTGGTGGAAAGCAATTATTTCATAATCCAGATAAGGGTCAAGTTCTTTCACATATTTCATGCCATCTACTACTTTTTTAGGGAGCCATTCTTCAAAAAGCTCGTCCCACTCATCGACATAGAGATTCGCTGAATAAGGTTCCAGAATACTATTTCCTGTGATTCTAAGAAACGTTCTCAAGGTTACCTTCATTTATTTTCCCCTTTCATTTTTTTGATTAAATGGTAGCGGAGACGGGATTCGAACCCGTAAGCGATTAAGCCGACAGATTTTAAGTCTGTTTCCTGTGCCATTCGGATACTCCGCCATGTGAAGCCGCTATTTTTTGAAGGGCGGCTAATCCTTCTGCAGTCCTACGCTTAAACACACCTATACGATCTTAAATAGATCGCGCCCTCTTTACTTCTTTCACCAAAAGGAGAAAGCGACATCAGACTGCTGCTTTAGTCGTAACTGGATTCGGTGTGCCGTACATGGTGGGCCGTCAGGGGCTTGAACCCTGGACCTGATGATTATGAGTCAACTGCTCTAACCGACTGAGCTAACGACCCAAAAAAGAATAGGACATCATGTTTCAGATGTCCTAAACTTTTTAATCTGAGCAATATTTTTCCGTAATAATTCTGTACGTGTTCGGATAATGCTTTTTAACGTCTTCCATTACTCGTTCGTTCTTGGAAACCGTCGACAGATATAAATCCGTAACGGCGCTAAGAACGCCCTTTGCAAGCAAAACGCCAATTGTGATTCCGAAACCGTACTTAATATAATTGATCATTAAATACCACTCCTTTCATAAAGGGGTGTGTAACTTTCGCGAATTACATGATCTTAATTCCTTCGTTCATCAGAGTGTGCTTAAAGACAACTCGAGATTCGATAGAATTATACTTATCATGGATTGCATTCGCATACTCTTTTCGAAGCCCAGGCCGATTGTCGATAGCATAAATATGTTCGATCGTCGGATAGTTATCCATCATGTATTTTGCAGTATGCGCCAGTCCGGCAATAGTCATGAATCCTTCATTCATGATAAAATACCGAACCGGAACATACCGAGCGTCAATACCTGCAAGACCATACAGAATAATCTGATTTGTTTTCATCTTTCTATCCTCCATCAGAACGGGCAATCCTCTTCGGGATGCTCTTCTTCTGCATACTCTTCCTCAAAACGGTCAATATCCTGCACCACGCGGATAGACTGCAGATATGCTGTTCTGCCAGCCTTTCCGTTGACGTTCCAGTCGTACGGACGAATATCCATATCGATCTGTCTCATGCTGATGTGATCAAGCATACTCACACTATCCTCGTCAAGGCGGTTCATACGCTTTCCAGTCACAAGGTACACCTTCGGGCCATAGTCATTGAACTTGACCTTAACCGGAAGATACATGAACGGATCGTCGCCCTCTTCACGAGGGGGCTTGATGCGAACATTCCAGCCATCGCCAATAAGTTCATCTGCGAGCTGGCGGTCCGGAATAATAAGAGCAAAGTTGCGATCGCCTTCGCGATTATACTGAGAGGGAGCACCGCTGAAGTTCTTGTAAGTGATTCTAGCGTCGTCGATCTGAAGGATATCTTTCGGTGCAAAAGTAATTTCCATAATAATTTTCTCCTTTGAATATGATTTTTGATAAATTATCTCACGTCAAAAGGCGTAGATTCATCCCAAGGTGCATCGGGACTGTCCCATGGTGAAATGTAAGGATCATCAGAGACAAACCACTCGAAGTCGCCGTATTTAGAAATTGTGTCGATTGCGTCGTCGACAAGCTTGTCATAATAAGAACGGTCAATATCGCCCTGCTTATTAGACGTCCGCACCATCTCAGACTCAAGCCACCGATAGCCTTTAGCACCAGTGGCCGAAGCATATTTGATGTTGCCGTCTTTGTCCTTAGCTTCTCGGAGAAGCTCGCCACCACCGCAACCGGGCTTAATTGGGCAGAACAAACCGACCTTACCGATGAACACTCTATTGTGCTCACCCTCGGGAAGGCCCTCGTTAATGTCCAAATATAGAGATGTGCTTACCGATTTAGTCTCGCACATGTCCTCAAACTGGATCGGCTCGTGGCTAAAGAGTTTCTTGAAGACATAAGGCACCTGGAACTGGGTTCCTGTTGCAGTCCATTCGCCGGCATGTTTACCATCTTTGAACTTGCCAACATACACAGCGTCGTTAACCAGACAGTATTTCTCGAAGTTGGCCTCCGTCTCGAACGTGTAGCCGTATTCTTTACCAAAGCGGATGACGAAGTTCTGAATATCCTCATTGGCATCCGGGATCTTGATTGAATCAGTCTTGATATGGCAAACCTTAAAACCGTGCTTCTGGACTTCGCTCTTGAGAACGGTCATGAACAGAGCTCCGCGCTTGGCGACAATATTATCGATATTGCGAGGATCTCTGAACGGGTTTACAAATGCCGCACTCGTAAGGCCATAGATCGAGTTGATGACGATCTTCAGAGCTTGAGCGAGGTCTGCCGCTTGCTCTTCATTCAAATATGGCTTAAGTGCACCATCCAGCATCTTCCCAGCCAGGTCGAAGTCTTTATGTTTGATTGCCACACGTGCGTTGACAATATCCTCGAACCGCTTAGTGAACGTTGGGCCGAATACACGTTCGTAGATAGCACTGTGCGGATGCTGGCTAGCAATATCGCCATCCCATACTCCGCCGTACATACCAGGTTCAGAATATACTCGGCCGCCTTCGCCAATCAGTTCGACTCTTGTATCTAGCTTATCTTCTAAGATCTTTTCGATCTCATCACGGTCCCTAGGCCACACGAGCGAACGATCATGAATATAAATGGATCGTCCATGATCGAACACGTAGCCAGGGAAGAACGGCATGATACTCCATCCATCAGGCAGAACTGTGCATCCGTCTTTTGGATCGTAAATATCATATGTCGGAAGACCGTCTTGATCGAAGATGCGGAAGACGTAATCCGGACCAAATTTCTGACGATATTCGTCGTATTCAGTCCAGCTGACCGGCTTAGACAAATCTCGGTAGTTGAACTCGCTCTGAGGTTTGCGGTTATTGCCAAATATAATCTTGGTAGAAAGGCTGTTTGTCGTATCATTAACGGAGACGTCCGTGATCCCGTGCAGAAGTCTTACAAGATCAACCTGGATCTTTCGTGCAATGAAGTCGCCTTGACGGGCATTGAAAACTGCTTCTGTTGCGATAACATCGTTGTCACAATACTCTGCAACCTTTTGCCAAAGCTCTTCTGCAACAGGCTGATCCCAAGGCAGACCAAGCTCCTGATGATGAATTCCCAGCTCGATCTCCCACTTCTTGAGGGACTGCTTCTTTGAACAGAAGTCGTACACATCTGTATATGAGACATTATACGCCTCACCAAAGAATGCCCCCTTTTCGCCAGAGACAATTCTCTGTGATAGATTATAGAGCTGCTCGTTTGTATATCCAATATAACGGGCGTACAAAATATGATTATCGTATCGTCGGCAGTTGAAGCCAACGAGACGGAGCTTCATAAGGTCCTCGATCTCTCTAGGAGTTGGATTGATCATTCTGACGACTGGCTTGCCTTCCCCAGCAAATTTCCAGTTGACAAGAAATAGATTCGGGAACACCTCGACATCATAGAACACGAGTTCTGCGTCTTCATTTGGTTCCCCAGCAGAGGGCTCCTCCGATTTGAACTTCATCTTGCTCGCAAGCTTGAGACAATAATCTGAGTGATTTGTACTGTTGGCTGCAAATGCCACGACCGCATTCTGCATGTCGCTAACATCATAGTGCATGCCACTTGCATATGCATCCTCTAGGATTTTGTAGATGAAATCAACATTTGGTTTAGTTCCAGCATGAACCTCTTTACTAATACATTTCTTAATGGTTGTTCGAAGGCCCCTTTCAGTCTGAACAACCTCTTTATTAATCATTTTTTCTCCTTTCATTGGCAAACCTGAGCTAATTTGTGCAATAGGTAAGTTGTTGCATTTAGTAAGCTTTCTTCGAAGGGAGCTATTACCACTAAACACTTTTACTTCGATATCGTCATCGTAAACACTCTTGAGCATTGATGGATCGCCCGTATAAATATAATGCAGGTGAATGCCATTTCCGCTCTTACTGAGCTCTGCGTATGTGGCCGGCCATTTGCTAGCTGCTTCGAGGTTCTTATCAAAGCATTTATTGCCGGCTTCGTCCTTAATATCGAAGTCAATCACAATATGGTTTTCTGGGACTTTGACATAATGAAGCCTGGAAGTATCGAGATCTGCAAGCACTGTAGTGACATTATCCCACTTTTTATACGGAGTTCCTTTTGAGCTACCGTATTGAGCCGGGCATTCGGCACACTCCTGGTCAAATATGGAATCGTATTCGCCGAACTGAATCCTATACTCTTCATGCTTTGGCTCTTTTTTCTTCTTGATCTCGAACTTTTCTGTCTTAAATCCGCTATAATAGTTCTTGATAATAGGGCCATCGTCAGAAGTAGCGGCTTCGGTGAAGTTCTTGAAATAGTTTTTAAGTTCTTCTTTGAACGTTCTCTGAGAGAATGGATATGGCACTTTTGCATCTTCGCAGTATACCTTGTACATGTCCCAGGCGGCTTTGAGTGTAGTCCCATCTTGCTTCTTAAAAATATGATAGGAGTCAATAACGAAGTTGTAGAAATCGTTAGAGGCTCCCATCATCAAAGTCGGAACATAGTCATCGTAGTACCCAGGATCTTCTAAATATACTTCTTGACAATGGTATGCAATAGCACCAAGTTCAAACTCGATTTGCTTCATTATGCGCCTGTACTCTTTCGGAGCGAGTTTGTTTCCCGTAGGTGTTACATCAATAAGTCTTCGAAGGAGGCCTGACTTTGCATCAGTGATCTTAACCGGCTTATTGGTGCCCATGAACAGGAAGCATTTAAATCTGCTAGAATACGTTGACTTGAACTTCTCGTTAACCGTCATCAGCTCGTGAGACACCAAGCTGTTCAGTCTGGTGTTATCTTCGATCTTGGACAGATCGCCATCGTGCTGGATAGCAACAAGAGGATTGGATTTGAATGCTTCTAGTGCAAAGGAGCTATTGCTCGATCCTAGTGCTTTGGCGTCAAACACACAGTAATATCCATCGAACATCTCTTGAATTATGTTCAGGATTGTAGACTTACCTGTACCTGCCGCGCCGTAAAGCACCATGAACTTTTGAATTTTCGTAGAGTCTCCGCAAACGATCGACCCAATTGCCCACTCGATCTTATGGCGCTCCTCTTCAGAATATAGTGTGGAGATCAGCTCATCATATGCTGAGATATCGCCAGGTTCAAGTGGGTAGCTAAGTCGTTTGCTTGCGTAGTCTTTCTTGTTGGTTTCAGCATTCGAAAATATAAGCTTCTCATCCAACGAGTGAAAGTTATCTCGAGTCTGCTTCTGGCAATATCGGTGCCAAGAGTCGATCATGCCAGATTCCGAATCCCACATGTATCTCGGAACGACATTTTCGCCATGCTTCTTCTTCGCTTCTTTCAACTCGTTGGAGATTTCTCGATCAATCAATTGCAATACGTCTTGCTCGTCCGTAGACCATAGACCGCGCTCTTCGACCCAAACTGCATAGAAGTCGCCGCCTCGAATCATCAGATCTTCAGACTTGATAACCTTGAACTTAGGATATACTTCCCATTTGTCCTTCTTATACTCTCGCGTCGCAATTTTCAGAAAATCGAGCATTACATTTCCAAACCTCCTTCCTTACTAATTAATGGTGTCTAAATATTCACACATTTGGCACCAAATATCTACACTTCGTAAATCTCTCTCGGTGTTTTTTATTGTAAATAATCCGCCTCGACCATTTGGCTCATAGTCTCGATTAAGAAAACGATTAATAACGCCAGCAACATACTTCTCGTCAAAGAATCGATTTTCCATAGAGCCAAGGCCAAGGCTTACGACCATCCCCCAAAACCACTGCCCAGTTCTATCTCCTATAGCCGAGTCAGTCATTATACTTTCTTCGCATCTTTGAGCGAGTGCAGCCATCATTTCAAGAACGCTGCACGGTCCAGTAATATACTTGTGAATATTGAGCTTTTCATCATAGCCCTTATCCACAGCAAACCGGTATCTCAAATATACACCGTCTTCGGCTCGATCGTAATCGCCTCTAATAATAACTGGTTCAAACTCAACAGAATGCAAATATTCGAGAAGCTTGCTATAGGAGATAGTTTTTGCATAACGCTCGCCCGTTACAAGTGACACCATCCAGTCAAAGTACTCGCTCTGAATATGATTAGCAAAAGTCATCACTGGTCCGCTTCAACGGGATCGTGTCCATAAGTCTCTTTATAACTACGGGTATCAAGCAGGACTTCATAATCAATTTGCTCGTCATCATCTCTGACAAATACGCTGTCTTTTTCATATTGGCCAAAGGTCTTGAGCGCTTCACTACCAATAACATCATCTGGGTCAAGGACGTTCCCCCAATCGTCCTCCAAGACTTCGTCATTGTACCATGTCAGACTCACTTTGGTGTAATCAACATTGTCCTCGTACTGTTCGGGAGTAATTACGTAGGGCTGTTTCAATTCCATATCAGCAGTCCCTCCTTTCTTGTCAGTTTCAATTGGAACATTAGAGTAGTTCTTGTAACCAGTTGTATCAATAATATTAATATATGCGGCTTTAGCTTTGAGGTCCTCTTCGATTTCATAGTCTTTTTCAGACTTATGTTCTCTGCGCTCAAAGGTTTCCTTTACGGATGCGATTTCTTCGTTTGCGATCTTCTCGTATTTAGTCTTAAAGAAATCCCACGTGAGGAATCCGCCGATGAACACGCCGCCACAAAAAATAATGACACTAGATAACTTATCGTTCATTATGCTGCCTCCTCATTAGCCTTACGTTCAAAGTGGAACGTATATGCAACACCATCAACATAATAATCAAAGAGAATCATACCATGTTTGTACTGGAACGTAGTTTCCTCAAAATCCGGCGCGTAGATAGAATTTTTGGTCATGTCGGGATCATTCGTAGATGTCCAAGAATACTCATCAACGACTTTTTTCGGAGGCGTATACGTGCCATACCAAAGAAGCGCCTTGGTGTTTTCCTGAGGCCAGACAAAATAGACAATAACATCTTTACCATCGATGACAAGTTCGCCAGTCGACTCTTCATTTGCGCCGTCGTCTGCAGATAGAACCCAAGTGCCAGATAAATCAGTAGGCTTCTCTGCGGCACAGCCAAAACTGAGAGTCATGATGGCAATAAGAAGAGCGAACACAATAAACTTTTTCATAATACTATCTCCTTTAAAAATATAAGTTCCTTGGCCTCTTTAAAAACTAAGAAGCCAAGGATAATCAAACATATCTCTCATCGGATTACCACTCCCGATGCCTTCAGGCCCGTCGAGTCAAAGACTATAGAGAATATCTCCATCCACGTTGAAATCCAAGAGGATCGTTCGTTCATAGCCATTGACAAAGTCACGCGCCTTCTCATTGTACAGATCGTAGATGCCAAAATCGACAAAGTTATCGCCAACCGAATTATTCTCATCATACACCCAGCCAACACGCTGGCCAATAACGGTCTTAGGAATGCCGAGCATCTCATACACTTCATTCAAGAACAGGCGACCATTTGCTTTAAGCTTTTCATTAGCCCAATTCTGCTGCTGCTTCAGAAAGATGAGATTATACTCGGGATTCTTGGTCCAACCGGCACATCCGTCATCATAAAAACGTGCATAAATGCTGTAGTTATTAGGATCGGCAATCTTGACAGTCTTCGTCTCGGTCTTCTCATTGCCATTCTCGTCAACAGTGGTCTCCTCAATAACTTTGGTAGTCGTGCCGTACTTGAGTTCTTTATCGAAATCTTCGCCGAACTTCTCGATAACTCGATCGCGATAAGTTCTAAAGCTCCTGTCAAGTGCGGTATACGCTGTGCCAATAGCAATATTTCTCTTACGAAGAATGGTCGTAGAGCTAAGAATACTACCGGCGGACAGACCCGCGATGATCAGAGACGGACCATAGAGCTTGGCAAACTTCATAGCTGCCTTAGAATATACGATCACGAGATCTCGCTTGCTGTCCTCTTCAGAATATTCACTCTCGGGGACCGCCTGGTCTGCAACCAGATCATGAATCATATCGACGGACGTCTTAGTCTCAGCAATAATCTCGCTAGCTTTAGTCGTGGCTTTGCATGCCATAACCGTGCTAGTAACCATGCCGACAACGCCGGCGACAGCCATGATTTCAGGGCTGTACTTCTTCAGCTGGAAACCAACATTGTGGATCGCTCTGCTGAATTTTGCAATAGTATCTGCTTTATTCATCTTTATAAAATCCTCCTTAAAATATAAATTAGTTAAGCGGCAATGCTCTCGGAAGCTTGAGCATGTAACCATCTCTTACTCGTACGGGCTCGGCAGTTCTAATATTCTTCCAGCCGTATTTATTGTCCGTGTATTCGCAGGAAATGCCTACGAGGTCGTACATGTCAGCAACACTCACAGACCCATACGTTTCAATAAGTTCGTCCATACTCGACAGAACCTCCTCTGCTTCGCCTCTGGTCTCAAGAATAACATCATCGAAGCTATAGCCGGCTCGAGTGCGTGCTCTTGGTGGATCGTCGAATCGACTGGCACCTCGTCCTCCATTATCATAGTAGTCTCTATAAGAAACTGTAGACGCATATGTGCGCTTCTTGCTCTGGCCTACTTCGCCATATAAGATCATGTCAGCGCCATTCGTGACAATATCATGAATGGCCTTCTTGATGGTCGGCACAAGCACGTCCATCAAAATATAAGACTTCACTTTCGACGCATCTTCCGAAATGAACATGCCACCAAGTTTGGACATCTCATTTTTCTTTTTTGTCTTGACTACACCCTTGGTGACCTTAGTGATCTGCTTCTTTTTCTGTGAAGCAAGTGCGCTTTCTTCTCTGGCCTTGTAGGAATTAGATGGGCAACTATCCATGATTTACTCCTTTCAATCTTTTACAATGAGTTTACCAGGAAGCGTAATTTTACTCCTCGGTGCTTTACCATTAGACACTTTATACTGATACGCGAGATTTGCTCTTGCCTTCTTTTCGGATACTGCTCTTGTTGATCCTTCCCATTTATCTGCGATGCATCTATCAAATTCCATCACAGGTCCGGAATAGTAATATGTGTCCATAGCAAATCCTCCTTTACAAACAAAAAAGGAAATACCTTGTTAGGTATCTCCTCTTTTGAACCCGATCATTCCTCGGTCTCTTCTTCCGTAGAAGAATCCTCAATGAGTTCAGGCAGATCGTAGTCGTCCTCAGGATCGATGTCGTCAACAACGTCCAGGCAGGTGCGCTTGGTTCCAATGGTGTAGCCGACCAGAACACCAGCAACGATTGCCGCACCGCATGCGACCTTCTTGCCGTTCTTCTTGATACCAGCTTTAACCTTGGAAATAAACTTCTTGCCCTTCGATTCCTTGACTTCGTCAACAACCTCAGTCTCGATTTCCTCAGCCTTAACATTCTTGATTTCTTCCATTATAAAGATCTCCTTTCAAATGTTTAATGGTTCTCATAATACTGCATGTATTTTTCGCGAATCACGTAAGATCCGAATACCCAAATTTCGGGCTTACCTGATAGTCAACAACCAAGCACGGTGTGCCATCGTCCGCCACAAGCGAGCTGAATGAAAGATCAATCATGCCGCGCTCGATATTCCATCCAAGATCGTCGCCAATGGAAATATGGTCGAGACCAATCTCATCATAGAACTCATTGAGAGAAATATACATATCGCTGAGCATCTGCCTATTAAGTTCGTTTTCGGCCTTTTTCAATCTGTCCATATCAGACTTGAAATATCGACCAGAAATCGAGTCATAACAGGTCGTAGCGCCTCTTCCTGTGATGATAACCTCGTTTTTAGACACCGGATTCTTCTCAATTCGATCTTCAGCAATCTTATCTTTAATAAGATGCTCTTTCTTCTCGCCAATCGTTTCAACAACCTTGTCCTTGTACTCAGCCAATGCTGTTGCGGAGATATTATAGGCCGCAGCAAGTGCAGTATTGCGTTTGAAATTCACGGAACTTGCCGATACGATGCATGCAATAGATGCTGCACCAGTGATCGCTGCAGGAATATAGCACTTCCATGCGATCTTGAAACGATCTTTCTTATTAAGCTCAACGTCCTGGTTAGCTTCGTTGGAAAGCTCGATCTCTCGATCCAGAATAAGCTTCTCTGCTTTAGGGGTTGCGCGCACGGCAAGCACAACCGTAGACACCATGCCTGCAATACCAATGCCAGTGAGAATCTCAGGACTATGCTTGGCAACCGCATTTTTAATGCCCATAACAGTGTTAACAATAGCTTCTTTGTTCATCTTTTGTACTCCTTTCAAAAATAAAAAAGAAGAGACTATTAAGTCTCCTCTTCCTTTCTTGCAGTCAACGCTTCTTCTACTTTCTTTTCAACTGCACTCTCCATCTTCTTATCATTGGCAATGCTGGACAAAAGCGCGCCAACTGCGCTCAGTCCAATGCCTCCGATAGTAATCAGTTTGTTAATGTCAAAATTAAATTTCATTTGAAGCATCTCCTTTCTTCACAATAGGGCCTGTAATTTTCACGAATTCGGCTCTAAAAATATAATCCAGCATTCGAGTCCGTCGTCCATAGTCACTTTTTCCTGGCTCACTTTCTGACCACGTTTGTGAGCTTCCTGCTGAACATTAACAAGGGAAGACTCAAAATATGTTTTAGCATAATAGTCATAAAATAGCATAGAAACCTCCTTATAAAAAAGAAGAGAGCCTAAGTTTCCTTAGACTCCCGTCTTGCTGAATTCACAAATAGAATTAGCTCTTCTTACAAAAGAACTTCTTGAAAGCGCCTTCCACCTTGTCATGGTACTCAACGAGCCAGCAGACCGCGTACCCGACCGCACTAATGGCGGCAGATACTGCGCACAGCTTAGCGTAAGCACCCCAAGTGATAGGTTTCATAGTCCATTTCATAACAAATTGCTCCTTTCAAATTTGTTTATTCTTTCACTAAAGAGCATGTATTTTTCGCGCAAATAAAAAAAGGAAGAGCCCGTTAAGGCTCAACCTTTTACTTCTTCTTCTTATTAAAAAAGCAAGCTTTAATAATAAGGATGATAAATACTGCACACAAAATGATGTCGCCATAGACCACAATGACCGATGTGCCTCCAATAAGAATTGTAAGCACTGCAGCCACAGCAACCAAAATTGCGACAGCAACCAGCAGTGTAAATGTCATCATATTATTTACCTCCATTTTTAATATATGTCATAATACACATTGTTTCTAACGCGAAAAATAAGAGACTCATTTAAGAGTCTCTATTAGATGAACCTTTTGCGATCATAATACAACCCAAAATTACGACAATAAAACCAAGTACCATCATAATATTAGCCTCCTTTTAATACACTAATTTGGTTCCATAATACAGAGTGTTATTGTCGCGAAAAAAATAGGAGACTATGTTTAAATAATCTCCTATAATTGACCATATACGTTTACTTCATCGAATGAAAGATTCTTCTCATGAATTCTCGTCCCGGTCCAGATGTGACAACGCCGGTTTCCTCGAATTTCCAAGACTTAAGAGATCCCCAAACAGTAATACCCGCCGTGCAGACGATACTGGCAGCAGTAAGACAGTTCTTAATAACCCGATCTTTACGATCATCTGCAATCTTCTTCAGTTCAATGCTGTTCTCAATCTCGCGATTGTCAGCATTGGCCTGAGTTTCAGCGTCGATCTTATCGATCTCGATAGCTCTGTCCAAAAGCTTCGTCAGTCCATCTACGGTGGATTTATACTCCTCGGTACCAACCTGAATCTTTTTCAGTTCGTTGAACCCGTCCTCAATCCCATCATGCAACATGGTTTCGATTCTCATTATAAATTCCTCCTTAATGATGTGAACAAATACGTTCCATAATAGAGCCTGTAAATATCACGAAAGATCAGCATTATCTTCGATCTTCAAAACCACTCGCTTTTTTCTCGGTAATTTGTCAAGATCGGTTGTAATCACGATTCTATATAGATCTTTTTCTGGATCTGAGTGATCAATTCTCAGAATCCCATACCCGGATCTAAGTTCAATAAATAAAACCGAGATAAGTACGCCAATTACAAAAGAAACAGCAATCCACCAATACATAATAAATCTCCTTTCAAAAAATAAAAGGAAGAGCCTATGCGGCTCAACCTTTATGAAGCTTACTGTTAATAGTCTCTTTCATTTTCCTTGCCTTAGAGCCGACCGCTTCTCGAACTTCCGGAATAGACATAGCCATCCCCGCAAGTGTGATTGTGGGGACAATAATCTGTCCAACCCAAAGTCTGATTTCACGACTAGTCTCAATCTGTTTCCAAGTCATAATAAAATCCTCCTTTAATAGTTTTGCATAAAAGCAGTTGTTTTCTTCGCGTACAAAAAAAAGAAAGAGCCCTTGTTAGGACTCCTCCTTTTCATTACGTTTAGACAGGTCATACTCAGTGGCTTTTGCCGTAAAAGCAATGAATTTTGCGCTCGGACGCTTGCTGCTGCCAATCGCGTCAACAAATTCTTCGCAATCTATATCGGCATTACTCTCAACGTACTTAGTGACGCCGAGTGCATATCCCTTTCCCATTGCAAAGACTGTCTCAATCGCAGCCACAGCACCGAGTCCAATAATAATACTTTTGACAATTTTGTTCATAGTAATACTCTCCTTTCGTGTTTCATAATACCGTATGTTTTTATTGCGAAAAAGAAAGAGCCCTTGTTAGGACTCCTCCTTTAAAGAATTTACTTGCCGTTAATTACAAGATCAAGAAACTCTTCGTACGTAACTACCAGACCATCAGTAGTAATGCACATAATAATTCTCCTTTGTATGTAAAATTTTTCAAGTGATTTCTTTTCATAATATACTATGTTTTTTACGCGAAATAGAAAAAAGAAGAGGGCTTGCTTGAATCGCGAACCCTCTTAAATGTAATTTACTTATCTTTCTTAGGCGTTTCATAGGTCATGGCCTGCTTGCTATCAGTCATGCCAGACGTGGTCGGGTCATTAACAACGCCAAGAATAGCAAGCACCGCAAAGACGGCGTTAATAATGGCCGTAAGCTGTGCACCAAGGCCTGCAAAATCCCAATTGTAGCCAAACGGGGCCGCAATCACCTGCACAAGCAGAAGCAGAGCCGGAATAAGAGCCAGCCAAAAAGATTTGTTCTTAATACGCACTTTCCAGTTAATGTTCATAATTATCTTTCCTTTCTAAAATATGTTTTTAACCCGTACGTTTCCACATATATACCGCGAGGTACGGAGGCATATTATTATGCGAGGCTCCGCCACCAGCATAGTTCATACCTAATGGCGCCCACCAAGTAGTTTTGTTCGCAGTAACACTATCCACCAAGTATGAGCCTCCATCTGGCTCCCATTGCTCTGGTCCACCGGAATTGCCAGAGTACATAAGATGTGTATGCTTTGGCATTTCACCCACTGTCAAAGTATGGTTTTCCTCGCCTCCCGTGCTACCGGCTGTATGCGCACTAGATTGCCCGAGCAGAAACTTACCTTTGATGGCTTCCCATGTTCCACCGAATAATGTCTGAGGCGAAGTGCTGTTAACACTAATGTAGATACTCCCGACAGGATACACTGCCTCCAAAATGAGAGCGCTCAACGCCCTTGAATAAATCCATCCGGATTCGTCGATGACGGCGACTTTAGGCGGTTTTCTACCAAGATCGGTCGCCGACACTGTTTGAAGCCATGTCCCAGTTACATATTGACCAACGAAATTCCCACTAGCATTTATTGTCGATGAAAAAGTCGCCGGCATTTTGACATTAAATCCATCACCCTCAGCAATGCCACCGAAGGTAATTCCTTTTCCAGATGCCGGAACATGATAAATACAATAGCCTGTCGACACCGATGTCGATTTTGAAGACGACGAAATTGAATCACTAACGGTAAATGAAAACACATAAGAATTGTCAGAAGAAGTTTCAAGAATAATAGATCCGGTTCCAGAATAGCTGGATGCAGTGAGATTTTGGGTTATCCATTCAGATTCTGATCCTGAAGTCGTTTTGTACTTAAGCACTATGCTTTTTGCATTCTTGTTTGTTCCGGCGACATTAACAATTTCATATCCGTAAGTGACCTGAGTGTAATTGCCCTGTTCGTCTTCTGTGCCATCCGTCTTTGACTTGCACCTACGAACGGAAAGCGTTGTGACTTTTGGAGGCGAATATGCTGCGATACTGGCGGATGCAGACGCGGAATTTTTTCTATTTCGGCTATCTCGAACTGTCGCATCAATTTGGCATGCACCAGACAGCCAGCTTGTTGAAATATTAAATGATTGAGTCGAGAATGAGCCCCCTGGATAGCTCCCAGAATATGATTTTATTGTCGAACCATATGCTCCAGATGCAGTTATTTCTGCATAAATTTTGGACACGCCAGAAACATATTTTCCAAAATACTCAAGGCAACTCTTTTTACTGCCAGACACCCAAATTGATGAAGTATCTGATAAAGATATTGAGCAGTCTGGGATTACAGTGTCCGGTATCGTGAACCAACTATTTTTTACTGTTGATCCGATTAAAGTTCCGGAACTGTCATATGTTGAGAGTGTAAAAGAAGCCATCCCTCGGATCACATTTGGAGAATGTCTTGCCCAGTCCAATGGCGGCGTAAATTTTGCGCTAGTGGCCGAGCTTTTAGTGAGAACATCTCCAGAATATGCTTTTTGGACCCCGTCTTCAGTATACGAGCAATAGTATGACAGGGTATCTCTAAATGAACTCGATTTTCTATCAATCGTAAATGAAAGCTCGTCTCCAAGGTTCCAAGTCGTTGGACAAGTCAATTCTGAAGCTCTTGGAATAGTTGTTAGATCGACATAAAAATCATGGCTTTCAGATGTTACTCGCTCATGGCTAATATATGCAGCAACATTTAAATTTCTTGTTCCGTCATCATTATGCGGTATGTCTACAGTTCTTTTAAATAGATCAATTCCATCGTACGTTATTTTATCATCTGGGCCAACGTATTGTGAATACGTGGTATTGTATATAAAGCAATAAACAGTTCCAGTGCCATAAGTTGTATGCCCTGTATTTGTTCTATAAAAGTTAACGGTTACAGTAACATTCGATGAATTATTTTCCACACTATAGGAGTTTTCTGTTACGGTAAATCTGTATTTAATAAATTGATTTGATGTGCCAAAGGCTTCAGATGTTTCTGATATCATAAACTAGTCCTCCAATCGTATGAAAATTAATCATGAACTTTAAGGAACATAAGCGATTTGTCTGTCCTAGGAACAAACGCAAAGTTACCAAACTGAGCTCGCTTGTTAACTTCCACAACTATATCGCCAGTATAAAAACTTGTTCCGTCCCATCTTCCTATAACTGTTCCATTATTTTCAAATTTAATGGCCTCATTGTCAAGAGTCAATGTTAAAGGATTATCACTGGAACCTATTTCAATTCCATTAAGAGTAAACCGTATATACTTACGTATTTCATTGTACTGCTCCGCGGTAGCATACCTATTAAGATCATCTTTACTTGCTTTATGAGAAAGATCGTCCTCAATACCAAACATTTTATTATCTGTTTCTGCTTTGTTCTTAGCATAATCGCCCTCGGTAACATAATTTTCGAGAGTTTTTTCGGTATCAGCTTTATAATCTGTACGAACTTTTTCGATCTCTTCAGAAATCAAAAAAGTAATGCTACTCTGGGTCTGATCTATCCGCGTCTCTGTTCTCCGGATTCCTTCATATGTGCTAGACTTAGATACATCTGAATATTTAAATACCCCATTTGTATACACGGTACATATAACAAAATATAGAGTATCGGAATCGCCATTAGAATAATCCGGTTCAGTCGACGCCCAAGTAGATGGCGGAGGATAAGTGGTCGGCTTTTCTGGAATTGGCAAATCCGAAGATTGTGATAAATAATACCTGATTTCTGCCTCGACGTCAATGATTCTAGATATGGTGACATTTGCTCTAGCTTTAATACTCATCAGCAAAGCCTCCTTTCCAATTACTCAAGTTGACAAGTGTATACTTCCGAGTTAAGAACAGTACTCGCTTTAACCTCATATGTTTTAGAAGTTGCCACGGCCGTGGTATTCGATCCCTTGTACCACTTGATAACACCAAGAGAACCGCACGCCCCTGCATCAGTAATTGTCTGCTCAATACTGCCCTTCCACACATGCGCTGTAAGAATTGTAGAACCAGAATTGTCCTTAAATATTGTACCGTTTGAAGATGTTATGGTCAAAGTAATAGCGTCCTGGCCGTCTGTTCCATCCGTTCCATTGGTACCTTTATATGAAACACTAAAGGAAATAGTGGAACTGTCATTAGAATATTTAACAATGGTTCTAGTCCACAAGAATTTGCCTTCTGGAACAGAAGGGACATTCGATGCCCAAGAACCAGTAGGAGTAACTGTACCGCTATCGCCAACCTGGTATTCTACAGCTGTGCTCACAATAGATACAGATGTTCCATTAGAGCCATTTGTACCTTTGTAAGAAACGCTATACGCTTCGGTAGATTTTCCATCCGAATATTCGACTGTGGTTTTTGTCCAAAGATATTGGCCATTCTCGACAGTGGGAACAGAAGTGCCCCAAGTTCCTGTCGGTTTAGCTGTTCCGGAAGTGCCAACCTGATACGTTACAGATGCAGATTTTACGGTAACAGATGTTCCGTCACTGCCTTTCTGTCCGGCTTTTGCAACCGCAAAGCTAAATTTTTTATTGACTGTGATGCCGTCGACAACGACTGGAATTGTTGCCTCGCACGCTTCGGACACTGTTGCTGTAATTGTAAACGTAATTTTAACTTTTGCGGTTCCGCTATTGGCTACGGACGCACTGATCCCATCTGGGCTAATAATATTATTCGCATCAACTGAGACAATCGGGCATGGATCGGCTCCAAGAAAAGCTATAGCCTCAGTTTCACAAGTCAGACCCGCATCAGCACCAGACGTATTGCCAACAAATGTATATGCTTCACTAGTAAGCATAACCGAGTAAGCATCAGTTACGTCAACGATCGTAATCTGATCAGCAGATTTAATTGCCATTTTGAATTCCTTTCATATGTCTCAAACTATCAATTCGCACATAAATGTAACCTTGGTGTTTACATCGCCTGGAGATAGAGTAAATGTAAATCCATTATCGCCAAGTCTGTCATCCGACGAAGATATAGCACCGAAGGAATCCTCATTTAATTTTTGCCATTTCCATTGCAGATATGCTGTACTGCCAAAAACAGCTTTCATGCTTGAACTATCGGTAATGCGCTGAGTTCCATGGTATATAACAACCGAAAGGACAGTGGAAACCGAATCGTTTTTAAACACAGTGCCTCTAGAAGACTCGATTCGAAGCAACGTTGTGATCTCATCTCTTAAAGAATTAACGTCGTTCTTAATTCCACTAATTTCATCATTAAGATTCGAGCCTTCGCCGCCACTTTTTATGGAAATATTAGCCGCGGATATCTCAAGCTTGTATGTACCATCAGTAGCTTTATAGTACCTAATAAAGTTATCTGCATCGCCAAATGAAATCTGGCCGTCTTTGTCAAGATATATGCCTCTTGTTCCATTAGTCGCAGATTCTTTGGCGCCAGAATATATAGAACTATCTGAAATGTTGAATCCGCCAATCGTAGCATCAAAAGCAACAAGATCATTGACATTGACCTTTTCTGCTGTGATAGATTTTGCAACAATAACAGATCCATCTAATCCATTTTGATACTTTGGGTCTGAAGCAGCTGTCGTTTCTCCGAGAGCATTAACGTTTAGCTTATAGTAAAGTCCGTCTTCGCCAAGAATAACTAGTTTATCAGCTTTAACTGTTCCGCCTTCGATGAGATCGCCAGTAATTGTAACACCTACTAATTTACCAGTAACACTTGTATCGCCAATAACAAGATCCTTGATAATACCAGACGTTGCATAGAAATTCTCAATTGCCGCTTTGCCAATATTAGTAAAATCAATATTTGCATATTTTATGTCTGCTTGGTCTGCTGACAACTTCTTGGCATCAAGGTCTTTAATACTGGCCTTCGCTGCAGTTAATGATTCATTTATTGTAACGTTATCGGCCTGAAGATTGCTAATGTTGCCTTCTGCAGCCTCAAGCTTTCCGGTTATAGTTACGTTTTCTGCTTCTAGATTGCCAATTGAAGCTTCCTGAGCATCTAGTTTATTTTTTATCGTGACATTATCGGAGGTAAGATTTTTTATAGATCCTTCTTGAGCTTCAAGCCTCTGCTTAACTTTAATGTTATCCGCAGCAAGCTCTTTTACCGCTGCTTCCGCGGCATCGGCCTTACCTCCGACCTCTTCCACTTCGCTTGTTCTAGCGGCAGGAGATGTAATATTGCCGGTGACAATCGCCATATGATTCTTTATAAGTACCGTAACACGCTCGCCGTCGGCAATATTAGTTGTAAAAGACGCTGGGGTGAGTAATTCAGAGCCATCCAGCTTGACATATTTATTGCCATTTTGAATAACAGTCGTACCATAAACTGTAGATTCTTTTTCTTCATCTGGCTTATTATTTGCAAGTTTTGCAAACTGAGACACGAGCTCACTAGATAAAGGCATGAAACATCACCCCTCCCATAATTTAGTAGTAAATACCGCTTTCTCGCTAACCGGAACACCAGGTTGGCATTTGATTGTTTGGCTTATAACTTTAGCTTTGATTCTATTGAGACCAGGGCGAGCGTAATTAAAAAGCACGCAATCACCAACTCGTACTGGGCAATAGCCGTGGGTATACGATATGGTATACTCAAGACTTGAAAGGTCCCTAAGCTTTTGTTCGGCGTATGCTTTAATTTTATTATCTGTAGGATCGCCGACCAAGCTTGGATTACTTTCTCTCTCCATGATCTCTCGTCCTCGGTTCACCGTGGAAATTGGGCTGTTCGGATCATCGTTTACAATCTTAGTGTAATAATGATTATCGCCGTCAGAATACACAACCTCAATTGAATTCGGAATACCGTACATATCATGCTTATATGTTAAATCAGGGTACAGAATTGAGCTGTTTCCATCATCGTATTCCCATATAGGCTGAAGAGAAGCCGTATCTTGATGGGGCGCAAATAGCACACGCCCCATTTCATCAAGATCGAATTTGTGCTTAGCATATGCAGCTAGATCAGTTAAAAATGCAAGCCATGTGTCCGACGTATCCGCTACAAAATTATAGAATAGCGTTGTAGATGCCTCTGCTTTAATCACCGGCGCTCTGGCATGCTCACGAGTCAAAGTATAAACATACTTCATTGCATTCTGTCCCTTTGGAATATAATACCCAACAGGCGGCATACTTTCTTTGAGCTCCAGCAAAGGCGTATAAGCATCAACTGATATACTGTTTCGTTTGCCATCAAAAGAAGACTCAGGCGTCTGAAGCAAATATGTCCCCAAAGGAAAACGTTCTTGAATTCCATTTTGAATCGTTATAATATAAACTCGGACATAGCATTCGCCTATGACTTCAGACAACTCAAAAGTGGCGGAGCCAAGTGTATCTGCGTCAGAATCCCTACTGATCGTGCAGGATTTGACATTCTCAAGCCGCTTTATGTCTCTCCAACTTTTAGGATCAACAATATAGTACTCAAATGTTTGCTGCATTGACGCAGTCCAATCTGGCATATCAAATACCTCCTGAGACTCTCTTAATTGTAAGTGTGACCGGAACCGTCATATCGCGATGCTTCTGACTGAACGCAACGCCGACGTTTGCCCAGTATCCGCTTCCGGATGGTTCACGCACGTATGCATCTCCAGTCCATACTGCTAATCTACGAAGCGCGTATAGTGTTTCAATATCAGACTTTGGAATCACAACATTCCAAGTCTCTCCTTCTCCAAGCTGTGTCCCATAGTAACTAACTGGATGCTTGCGACCGATGTATTCTACAAGCGAGTTATCAACAGAGTAGGAGTTGCTCACATCAATGTTATATGGCAGACGCAAGAACGATCCAGACCAAACCGGCTCGACATAGCGATCGGAGTTTACAGAATCAAATGAACGCCATTCCTCATTCCACTGAATAATGCAAGCCCTTTCATTGACTGGGAATAATGGCAAGTCAGAATATGAGATAACGCCAGTTGTAGTATCAGTTGCCACTACTCGATACCGAGCATAATTAAGAGCCGGATGCGGATCGGTTATAAACGTGCCGTCAACATTATTAAGGTTCGACATGATCTCAGTAAATGAGCCATCGATCTCTCTTCTGTAGACAGCCAGAGTAACATTCTGCACAAGTGCACCGGCACTATCCTTGCAATACGGCCGAATAATTGCAGATACTGAATTGTAATCCATACCAAGCTCAGCATTCGGCGTATAGGAGGTCGCAGTCCATCCAACTGTAAATGATAACGTTCTTGACGCATTGAGACCGGAATTCATCGAAACTGTGCAAATGATTGTATAAGATATTCCATTTTGAAGAGCCACGTCTCCTGCAGATAATGTTACCGACAGATTGGTTGATATGCTGAAGTACTTAGAATACACCTCATCCCCAGGCCCAATACTCTTATGGTTTCCAATCGGGTCCGTCGCCGTATACGCCTGATTCGCAACAATTGTTAGATAATATCCGACAGGTGATTGTGTAGACGGACCCGCCGTAGCCGAAATATTGATTGGAAATGAGGTAAGAGTCTGAACTGTACTTCCAGTTGAATCGGTAACCGCAAGATTCAACGAGGGAACAGCATAGATATCAACTGTTCTCTGAATGGACCAATCGCCATAATCTTTTGTGACACCAGCAGTACGGACTCGCCACTGAATTTTACTTCCTTCGGAATAAGAAGACGTGTCTATAGTATAAGACATCGTTTTCTTATCGTCTTCCTCCGTGGTGCTGTCGATGGTATGCGTTTCTTTTACGCCATTGACATAGATCTCAATTTGTGCATATGTTTGGGTCGACCCATCCTCTGCATTGTGAAGCCAACTAAGAATCAGATTGTCCCCGACCATGCATGTTGTAGAAGACGACCATGTAGTCGGTGCTGAAGGAGTTTTGCCAAGAATGACTGAAACAATTGGAGACCAGTCGGAACTTCCGGCATCATTAGTGGCTCGCAAGCGGAAAAAGTATTCAGCTCCGGTATCGAGTCCTGTCTTTTCGTAATAAGTATACTGAATGCCACTTACAGTGGATGACGCATCAGAAGACCCAAGGTATTCTTTCTTAGTTGCATACTCAATATCGTATGTCGTAGCTCCAGTGATCTTAGACCAAGCCAAATATACAGATGTCTTTGTTTGAGCGCGGCATGTGGTTATAAGCAAACCATCCGAAGATTCCGGTTTTGTGTGAACATTCGAAGAATAATCCGACCATTCACTAATGCCCTGATCATCAGGAACATCGGTTTCCACAATAGTGAATGTTATGTTCTGCATTGTATTCTTCGCAGCGTCAAATTTAGTTCCAGATAGAGCACCATTTGATTGATTCCTTGTGTACGATTTGACTACCGTTTTGGATTTATGCGTTCGCACAGCCTTGGCTCGAACCTTATACTCACCGCCGGCACCAATATCGCAAGAAAATTGAGCATGGCCGGTTACAATCTTAGCTTTTCCTTCTGAAACAACAACATACTGATCATTACGAACAACTTCAAAATATATCCAGTTGGTTTTTCCTTCATACTCGATCGGCTTGAGATTGTCTAGGCTAGCTGTCAGCTTATAATCTTTTACCGAAACTGACGGCGTTGGAGGAGCTTCCGGGCGGATGTCGGCCCCAAAAAAAATACTTTTTTGAGCCCATTCACCCCACCAATAATTAACCTCCGTATCATTTACCGTATAGGTGGTGGACACAGGTAAGACTTGGAGTGTTACTTTTGTAGCGTTGTCTGGTGGCGTCCATCTCGCATATTTCCACGAGATTTCTTCTTCGTTACCAACAAAGCCATTATTATCACCAGTCGAATACCACCATCTGACTTTGTAATGGTCGAAATGGTCAAAATTGCCATCAGTGCCATTATTATACCATGTTGCAAACAGGTTCCGTGCGCTTCCGCTCTCTGCCTGAATTCTATCGATTGTAACAGAATAAGCCATACTTATCTCCTCCCCTCTATAATAGATGCGCGGATAAGAGTCTGAATTGCATCAGACACTTCAGATCCACTGTCATAGGTTATACCATTGATCTGGTAAGTATCACCAGATGCTTTGCCGATGGTCTTACCAAGGTCCTTAATGGCCGAAACAACATCATCATTAGCACCATTTTGATTACGGTTCATCATCGCGCTAATCGAGTGAACATTAGAAAATGCGCTAACAGTCGGGTCCATAGCGAGCATATTGCTTATTGCATCTGAACTGTTCTCGACATTACTCAAATCGACAATCGGCCTAATCGTTGGCTGAGTGTTTACATCGTCAGTCAAAACAGCTGTAACATTAGACAATACTTTGCTTGCAGAACCAATGGCATCATTGCTCATGCTCTCGACTGCCCTGGCTCCAAGATAGCTAAAGCGTTCTATGCCCTGAGCGAAGCCTTCGGGAACTCCAGCACCAATCTTTCTAAAGACTTTAGAAGGAGAATTTATATGAAGTCTTGATCTTGCAGCACTTTCCGTATTGTCAGCCAACGCTATAGCAGCTCGTTGAGCCAGATAAATATTGTCTCGTATGCCGTTCGCAAACCCGGCTACAAGGTATCTACCAGCATCGTAAAATTTCGACATACCACTTCTAGCCGAAGACACAGCCTTATTAAGCGGTGCATCAAATGCGTTTTTGATTGTCGAATTTTCAACATTAGTAGTGAATGTAGTCGATGCCTGAGTCCCGAGACCACCAATAGAAGTTACTATAGAATTAAGGCTGCCAACATTGAAATTTGCAACCGCTTCGGTAATGGAGTTTAATGCAGTGGCTGCTGAATCATAATATGAAAATTCAACCTCGCTGAGTGTGTTTGAAAGGTTCTTCATACTAGTGCCAAGAGCTTCCAGCTGATTACTAAAATCGCTCGCATTCTTGTTGCCGAAAACCTTCTGCCATGTGCCGCCACTTCTTGGAAGTGCCTTCACGAAATCTGCGAGAGCCTCCGCAGCCGGCACAGAGTTTTTAATAGCGTCGACTTTTAGGTCTGTAACTGATTCTCCATAGTTGACAAGGGCAGTTCCAAAACCGCTAATATCATTGGAGAAAGACGTCATGTCCTTGTTACCTAAAAACTTCTGAAGTGTTCCGCCACTATTGGGAAGTGATTTAAGAACCTCGACAAGACTATTCGCTGCCGGAACAGAATTGTTAATAGCGTCGACTTTGAGTTCTGCAACGGAATTACCATAACTAGTAAGAGCATTGCCAAAATCCTCCAATTTAGAGCTAAAGCCAGAAAGATCCTGCTCACCAAACACAGTTTGAAACCAGCCTCCTTCTTTAGGAAGCGAGTTAAAAACCTCAGCTAAAGATGCAGCAGCCTCGGCCGATGCCTTAATTTGTTCGGAGTTTACACCAGTTGTAGCATTGCTGAACGCGACCATAGCTTCGCCAATAGCTGTGAATTTCTCAGAAAGTCCGGTAAATGAGGTCCCTAGCCCAATAAGACTAGCAATTCCGCTTAAGAAGTCTGCGGCAGTAAGAAGAAGAACTGCCTTAATGATTGCCACAATGCCATCAAGAAGAGATGTGTCGCTTCCGATCATCTTACCAGCCGTCACGAATGGCATAAGATTGACCATAAACATTGACAGGCTAGTGGCAATCGACGGAAGAGCTGAAGCAGCAGTCTCGGCAAACATTTTAACAAAGCTTCCGATAAAATTACCGAGACCTTCGCCGATCTTACCAAGAGTAACAATGCCATGATCGAGGAACTCATCCATACTAGGCTGATACTGAGAAAGTGCCCCAATGCCGTACATAATACCGCCAATTGCTACGATTAGGGCCGCTAATGATCCAACACCAATTATTGCTGCTGCTCCAAGCGATCCAGCAAATGCGAGAAGTACGCATGCAGTGGACAGCGACACAACAAGAATTGACAGTGCCGCAGCATTCTCGATAGCATTCGAGACATTGAGTGCAGTCATTTCAGCTAAAACAAGTCCGAGGATCGCGAGAACACCGGACATTGCATAGGCAGCAATAATCGCTTTGCCACTAACGTCGCCACCGAAAGTAGAAAGTATGACCATACTCGTAGAGAGTGCGAGCAGCAAAAGCGATAGCCCTTTAGCATTCTCAACAGCATTCGAGGCATTAAGCGCAGACATTGCAGTAAGAATTGCTCCAAGAATCAATACCACGCCGGTCATCTTGTATGCGGCTGCCATTGCTTCATCTGCATCTTTCCCAGCGATGCTGAGAATAAATAAAGAAGCTGCCAATGCTGTAAGAAGTACGGCAAGCGCCTGTGCGCACGGCAATGCTTGATCCGGGGAAAGTTTAGCCATGCCGACAATAATAGCAGCGAGAATCCCAGTTACAAGAACAAGGCTCATCAATCCGCCAAACTTTTTCGCAAGATCTTCGCCCTTAAACATCCCGGTAACAGCAACAAGCAATGCAAACGTCGCAATAACTGATGCCAGTGCACTCTTTGCAGCATCAAGAGATGCGGGATCGAGGTGCGCCAACGTCATAAGCGCAACAGTCATCATCGCAATCGTCACAGTTAAAAGCACCAGTGTTGACTTGCAATCCTTGGCAAGATGTGTAACCGCAATCAACCCAGCGAACATAGCCTCAAGAACTGCAATAACGCCAACTGCTTTCCAAAGACCATCGGGACTCATATTCTTAAGAACAACAATAACACCGGTAAGAATTAGCAAGGAACCCGCAGCCATCAACAGCATCATTCCAGCTCGATGGGCAAATTGTCCTGCGAGATTCGAAACGGCAATCAGCACCCCAAAAATGCCAAGAAGAGAGATAAGAATCGGCGTTATCCGTTTGAGATCATCTTGGGATATTTCAGCCATTGCTTTGACAGCTTTGACCATAGTGTACATTGCTGCAGCCAAAGCCAGCATACCAATTCCACCAGTAGCTGCATTTGTTCCGGCAAGATTTGTGATTGCCATTAATGCAGCCAGGATCCCAAGTATGCCGATAATAGTAAGAAGATTTTCTGCTATCTTATTTCCATCAAAATTACATAGATCGTCAAGAGTGCTCATTAACAATTTTAAAGCGATGACCATAGCAATAAGGCCAACTCCACCAGAAAATGAAAGGCCCTTAAGCCCCTGTGCCGCTATACTAAGTGCTAAAATCAGGCCAACAAGAGTCGCAAAAGATCGATTCAGACTGTCTTTATCAACTTTGCCAATATCTTTAAGTGCTTTAGCGAGTACATAGACCGCCGCTGCGAAAGCGATGATTGCTATACTGCCTTTTGAAAGCTGAGGCACTCTTTCTCCAAGTGCTACGGCCACAACACCGAGAACCCCAATTAGTGCAATTAACACTACGGCATTTTTGTATGTCTTATCGTCAGAACTCAGCCCGTCCATTGTCTTAAGTGCAAGAGCCAGTAAAGCAATAGCTCCTCCGATAGAAAACATTATTCCAGAAATCTTGGCTATACCTGAAAAATTAACTTTGCTGACCGCATACGCAAGAAGCGCAAGCATGCCCATCAATCCGATAAGTGTAAGAAGTGGTGTCGAAAGTTCTCCATTTTGATTTATGTCATTGATGACATACATGCTCGCAACAAGAAGTGCGACAGCAATTGCAAGCTTAACAATAGCAGTAGCCAGAACATTAATAGCTTTAGATCTATCTATGAACGTCTTAGCATCGATGTATTTAGAGATGGATTTCTCAATTCCGGCAAGCCATTTAACTACGCTGGTGACACCAGCAAGAGGACCTTCCAGCATTTCAAGAGACTTTCCAATGTCCATCACGGACTTAACCATCAAGGCGGCCATACCGTAACCAAAAATGTCGCCAATTCGAACTTTGGATCGAACTTCTTCAGCGAGATTAAAGAGCGACGTCTTAAACCCATCAAGGATACTAGTTGCAGACCTAAGTTCGGTCTTCATAGACGTCTTTAAGCCTTTAACTTTATTGGTTATACCTTTAAAGCTGAAGTTAAAATTAACTTTAAAGAACTCGTCTAAAACATTCTTCTTAAAATCGATAAGCATAGCCTTGAGATTGTCAAGGGTAATTTTATCAAGATCTTTCCAATTATCGATGAAATCTGCGATCCGCTTTCTACCATCGGAAAAGGCTTCTTTAGTTGCATTAAATGCATTAACTATGGCAGTCTTTACAGACGTCACAGTTTTCTGAACAACCGGTAATTCTATAAAGGCTTTGATCCAATCTCGAATTGCCAAAGCAGCCTTCTGAGCATTAGTAGCAATTGCACCAAACGTTCTAACAAATATATTATTAGAGTTAAGCCACTCTTTAAATTTTGTAATTGCATCGCCAACCGCTGCGGTCACGTCAAGAAGACCAATGTGCAATGAAGACAACAGTTTTGACACAACTCTAAGAGCGACTGCCACGGTTCCGCCAACAAAATTCTTAACAACACTTAATGCTGAGAAAAGCCCACTAAATGTTCTTCGAAGTTTATCCGCCGTTTCATCGGTCATAACAAACTTTTCAGAAAGAGCATGCAAATTCTCTACCGCTTTGTAAACACCATCTGATAAACTCTTAGGAGAAAAGACGTCATTCCATGCGGTTTTAACGGTTTTAAGAACCTTTGAAAGCCCCTTTAAACCATTTTGAATAGCATCCAGAAAAAGGTCTTTCTTAGTAGGAGTCTGAAGATTATTGATCAGCTCACTAATCGGTTTCCCGGTGTCCTTAGCCTGCTGAGCAAGATTTTTAAGAGATTCTGACTGCTCTTCAGTATATCCGAGACTTTTAAGTTCGGTATCAGACAGACTTCCGATGACTTCTTCAAGTTCCTCAGCTTTTACAGTACAGTCAGACCAGTTCTTGCCATTACGAAGCCAAACTTTATTAACGAGTGTCTGAACTTTAGCATAATCCTCACCGGCATTTGCTAAAGCTTTTACTCGCTCGGCGCCATTGCCAAACTCACCGCGAATAACTCTGACCGCAATGTCTTGAAAATGTTCCAAACTCTGCGCAGCATTGCCAACTGCATCTGCAGCGGAATTAAAAGCCTTTGTTGTCTTAGCGACATCTCCGCCATTAACTTTCGAAAATGGGTTCTTAATATCTAACTTCTCTAAAAACCCGGCCAACTTATTAACCATATTGCCAATGGTCTTGGTTGTCCACTCCGCGATCGGCTTAGTTATTTCATGAATCTGGTTAACTTTCTTTCGAATGGCATTGAAGAGATTAACAAATGGACCATTTTGGGCTATAAGCGGTTTAATAAAGTCTGCACCAATTCGTCCAAGGGCTGACTTAATGTTAGACAATGCACCTTCGAATGTACTGTTAGCAGCTTTTGCATGCTCACCAAAGGCATCGTCCATAGCAGCTGCAAAAGTATCAAACGAAATTTGGCCCTTCGACACCATATCTCGAATTTGGGCTTCTGTATATTTAGTGCCGTCGCCGATCTTGGTCAAATAACTTGCCAATGTTGCGGCCGCGTTCATGCCTCTTCCAGATAGTTGAAGAAGTTGATCGCCCATCATTCGACCCTGGCCGGCAACCTGAGTAAAGATTCGACCAATGTCTTCATAAGAGCTATTCGTCATTGCGGCAACGCCTGCAACACCTCTAAGAGCCGAGAACATCTGATCTCCAGCCTTCATGCCAGAGGCTGCTAACTGAGAAGCAACTTTTGCTGCTGCATCCAAACTGTATGCAGTTCCGTCAACAGCATCGCTGACGTTCTGCATAACAGCAGCGACGGCTTCTTCGTTCTTAAGAAGACCCTGAAGCTGGAAATTTGCATTCTCCAGATTCATGGCTCTTCTTTTACCGCCATTGATGATGCCATTAGTCACGAAACCAACGGTTTTCTTTGCAAAACGCATAGCAGAGTCAGTGAGATTTTCAATTACTCGCATGCCGACGATCCCCATAGTGGAGAACCGATGCTCGACTTTTTCAAGACTGGCCGCTAAACTTTCAATTCCAGATGTATTTTTTGCAGTGGAGTTCACGTTCTCAAGGCCTTTTGCAGCGCCTTCGAGATTCAAACTCTTCTTGAGCTTATTAAGACTTTCCGTGGATTGTGCCACGCCTTTCTCAAACTGCCCATTCTCGAACCGCATCTCTACGACTCTTTCATCTACTTTTTTGCTCATGATTCAGTGACCTCCTTCCATGCGTTATTTGCTATCGTATCGAACAGCGGCTGAATTACAGGATTGATGTAATCTCGCCCCTCAACCCAGCCGCCATTTCCAGTTCCGTGCCCATACTGCAATATAATAGCAATGGGCACGCCTTCATTAATATTAGAGTTATAAAAATTTATTGAAGCCTTTCCATTTTGATGCTTCACTTCATAATACCATGAATCGGCAGTCAACCCGGAATCAACAGGGGTTGCAGACGCAAGAGCAGCCACGCCTTCTCGACCATACTTGTCAAGTTCGCCAATTTTAATAACGTTCTTTGCTCTTTCCAAGAATCGATTTAAATTAGAAAAGTCACCCTTTTGTCTGAACCTTATCAATGTTTATCCCTACTTCCGAAATATATTATTTGCCAATAAGTTCGGCAAACCGATAGAGAACCGCAACAAGCTGCTCTCTTGTCATATAATCTTCCCACATGCCATTAAACTCGACGTCCGAACCGCCTGCAATAAGGCCGTTCTTGACAGCCCAGCTGCGTGCCTCCTTACTCCAGTTAGAAGCATCATTGTCCTGAAGCTGGGCGCGATATCTGGCCATAGCAGTATCAAACATTTTATTAAAAGTATCCTGAGTCATATAATAATCCTCCAGTCGTTCATTAACTTCCGCAGCAATGTCATAAAGACGATCATAAATGTAATCGCCAGGGCAAGACTTGTTGTAAAACCATCTGTGGACAGTCATATTCTGTTCTTCCGGACAGCCAATAAGACTTTTGTCAGCTCGCCATTTAAGGGATTCAATTCCGTTTCGAATACAAATATCGACAAGCAAATCGATAAGAGACGCATAGACGGTGTCATTAATAGCATACGGATAATATGCATCCGAAGCGCATTCGATTGTAATTGCCCTATGGTCATTCGAGCTACTCGAAGAACACCAGGAACGGTCTTTCTCTTCAACGTACATGCCAATTCTTCCATCGGCGCCAATGCCATAATTAGACGATGCCTGAGTATCGTAGTTAGCAAATAAGGCGCCAAGGCCTTCAACACTAGCCTGGCCGACTACACAATGAATAGTAATTGTGTCAATCTTATGATTCCTAGGATTCTTGCAAGGGCTAATCCTAGTATAGCTAACAAGAGGACTATTGCTCATAATTATCACCCTTTCGTGTTTAATTTCTTCCTTCGTGCAGCATTCAGAGCTGCATTTCTGGACATGATTTCATGCCTGCTTCTCTTCTTAGGCGGCTCATTCTTAATGCTACATACCTTGATGAGAGTAAGCAAACGATTCAAATGCCACTTTTCACATTCAAATGGAATGTTGAGTGCAATCATCCAATAATATATCAATTCAGAAGTTATCTGCTCTCGACTAGGACCGGTATTCTTCTCATCTGAAAAATATGTAGCGGTCATAGGAGCAGCGATATACTTATTGATCTCGTCAATGTTCGCTCGAGTCAAACACAAGTATACTTCAGATGGTACATTCCTTGTAATTGTCATGCACTTTATATAGTCAATGGTCTCATCTCGTGTCTTATCTTCTTTAGAAAAGAAACACTTACACCATTTTGATTCCCATTTTGAAAGAGAGACGAGAGAATGCTCCAGTTGCAAAGTCTGCTCTCTGACAACAAGGAATTGCCCACGTTCTTCATCGAAGAGTTCTCTTCCAGGAACAGTTATCTGGAGCATCTCTTAATCTCCTTGCTGGTTAGATTGCGACAAGGGCCGCAGCTGCTTTTTCGGCCACATCGCTAGGCATAATCCCGTTAACAAACGCGGCGGCCTTGTCTGCATCCGTCGCAAGCTCCATAAAGAGCTGAGAATACGCCTCAGTCTGGGAGAACTCAGTCGCAAGCTCCTCAGACTTAATGAAGCGCTTACCATCGGGGCTCTTCTGGCCATAAGCTTTGAGAACAAGCTCCTTAAAGATCTTGATAATCGCCGGTGCATCCTGAGCGTCGACAATGCGCTTGATCATTTCGGTAAGACCACCGGTAGTGCCCATCTCCCACTCCATGAGTTCCGCCTTAGACAGATGGAACCAGAAGTCCTCAGTTCTCTCAACGCCATTGTAATCCGTGTATTTAATAGTTTCCTTAAGCATTAGTAATTTCTCCTTTCAAATTTAGAAAAGGGCCCCACGATTAAGTGAGGCCCATAACGTTAAATAATATTAGACCGACGTCTTCATGAGAGTCGCGATCTCATCCGGAAGGGGCAGACGGGGATCAACCGCACCGGTAGTATGATCTTCGCCAGTACCGTCCTTGCCGTAGAGAATTTCTTCAAGCGCGGTGAGCTTCGCAGTATCGACCTTAGTAGAATCGATAGTCAGAGAGGCAGTCGGCTTGAAATTAGCCACTGCAACAGGGGTGGTACTCAGCTCCCACGAGAACGTGATCGCATCCGGACTATCGTTGATGGTCGAATATGCCTTCTCGGACGGAGACGCCATCGCGCCATAAATAATATGGAGCTTATAGCCATAGTCATTGCCCTTAGCATCGTTGCCAAGAGTCGTACGATAGCACAGGCCGAAAGTCTTACGAGCCTGCTGGCCAATGTACACACCTTCAGTAAGCGACGCAGAGCCATCGCACTCGGCGAATTCATCGGGGTAAGTATAAGCTTCAACAGTGGCTCCGAACTCCTCATTAGACATCAGGTTAAGATACTTGATGTCATCAGCGTAGAGAGCAGTTGCCTCCGCGCCAGAGGGGCTCTCCGTGATAGCCGTAAGACCATTCCAAGCAACACCCTTCGGATAGGTGCCGCTTGCACTCATGGGGTAAAGGACACCATTCTTTACACCGGTTTCATAAAAATGTTCACCAGTTTTGTCCCAAACAAGTTTCATAGAGCAAATCCTCCTTTAGTAATATAGAGTAAATACATAATGATTGAGATTATCGGCAAAATAGGGTCGATCAAAACTGCAGTATCTAAACTGCGACAGTTTGTCGACATATTCGTTGTCAGGATCTCTATCGATAAGTATTACTTCGTAGGCTTTCGCCTGTTTAAATGGAATATCATCCGCATGCCAATTTTCGACATCAGATAAAGAGTACCTAATTGCTGGGTACTTCATCGATATCGACGCTGGAGGTTGAAAATACACATTTTTTGATCCGAGTAATTTTTCAAGCTCGTTTTGTAGTTCAAGTCTACTGCCCATTGTATACACCACCCAACGTCAATATCAATCTAGGGTACGAAACTTCGACATTCGAGATCTTCCATTTCGTACCCATGAAAACAGCATAGCGCATAGTGTGAAAATTGTTCGTGGCATACGGATCAGCCACAATACTAATTTCGTTACTGATGTTAATGTCATCATTAACTTGGTCGGCACTTTGAAGCCGACGAGTATTGCGGATCAAATCTCCGTAATAAGAACGTTCGACAATTTGCTCCTCATATACGCCAGGCTTAGTTTCGACCGTGCTAGCATAGCCGATTTTACCGTAAAATTTTGCCATTTTGAATTTTCACCCAGACTTTACTTACTCGTCGACAACTGCCGCAAGATTGGTCAGAACCGTCTTAATGTCGGCGCTGGAGCCGGTTGTGGTCACATAATTGACGGAGCCGACTTTGCTAGCATACGCATAGGAAACCGGAACGAAGTAGTTCGTACCGACGCAAATGACTGCACGCTTGATGAACGCATTCTTCAGCTCATCATTCGTAAACTGCTTAGTGCAGCCCTTATCGGTGTAGGCCTTGCCGTCGGGCGAAGTCTTGCCATAGATAATAATTGCGGCGACGTTCTGGTCGTCAGCATGATCGAAGATTCTTTCAGTAGCCATAGTATGTTACCTCCTAAGATTATTTATGTTCGAGTTACAGACCAAACTCAAGCAGTGGGCTCTTCCAGAGCGATGGCAGAATACCACTCGACAAGAGCGCCGGAGACACGAGTCTCCAGAAGGAGCTTGTACTGGTTGAAGTCGATATCGAAGTCGTCGAACTTCGTGATCTCGCCGCCCTTAACGCAACCAAGCTGGTAATCGGCCAGGTTGACAAACAGGCCAAGGAGCTTCTTCTTATTGCCATCGGAAGTCTGACGGGTCAGGCCCTCGAACTGCTCAATGGTCTGAATATCACGGACGTTCAGAGCCGCAACAAGGTCAGCCTTCGAGGAGTAAATACGACGACCGTTCAGGTCACGGGCAAGCAGCATCACGTTGAGCAGATGCGGCGTGCAGTAGAAGGTCAGGTTGCCAGAGCCCTTGTACTTCTCACGGGAATACAGAGCAGCCTCAATAACCGCCTCGGCGTAGACATAATTGTCACCAAAGCTCTTCGCGGTGTCGGTGCCCTGGAGCTTCGCCTTCTGACCAGCAATATCAACATCCTGATGGATGCAGTACAGCTCATCATCATGCCAGATCGGACGAATGTGATCTTCCTTGATCTTATCAGGATCAGTATCCTCACGGCCATCACCAATCAGGATTGCCTGCGCCAGAGTCTGATCCATAGTATGACGCATGATCTTCCACTGGTAAGCAACAATATCGAAATCGGTGATGTCGAGAACATCATCACGATTGATCTTGTCCTTGATGTAGACGGTCTGAGCATCATGAGTACGACCAAGCAGCTGGATCTGCTTCATTTCCTTCTTGTAATCGCCCTTCTTCTGATAGCCCATGGCCTTCAGTTCTGCCTGACGAGCATCGGCACGACGAGTGCGAATACGGCTGTACGGAGACTTGTGAACACCGTTGATAACACTGGACACCCAAGTGTCATCGGGATAGAGAATCTTCGGCTCCTTCGGGTCAATGTACTTGTACTCCGGCAGGAGCATATCCATCGTCTCAGCATCAAAAGCGTCGTGCTGCAGCTCATTCTCATTCTCGTAGATCTTACGAGCCTGCTTAAAGCTGCCGATACTCGGGGTCTTGGAGAGCTCGACAATCTGGTCGAGATCCGAGTGGGTCAGGACCTTCTCGTCCTGCATGCCATCAGTGTCAAAAACATTATGCTTCATTTCATTTCCTCCCTCAGAATGTTTCATTTTATCGCCGTCATCTTCATCTTTTTCTTTGTTTTTATTTTTATCTTCATCCTCATCTTCGTCTTCATCACGATCCGTGATATATCCGATCATCGCATAGACAGCCTTCTTCTGTTTCTCAGTAAGAGTGTTAAACACATCTCCAATGGTCTCTTCATCAGAATGCTCAAGAGATTCGTTATTTTCATTCATGTCAGATTTTTCCTCCGATTCATCATCTTCATCACTATGAAAAATTGTGATGTTCTCACCAGTGAAAATTCTGGCTTCCTCTTCGCATTCCTCACCGTGCTTAATAACGGATTCGATAGATGCACCAGGGTTTGCACCCGCAAGTACCAGACTCACCTCTCTAATATTACCATGAACAACATTCGACATATTCTGTTTAAGCTGATTTGCATAAATAGAGAGAGACACAATGTCGCCATGCTGAACAAGCAATTTACCAGTCTTGCCAGATTCCGTGTCGTTAAATGTGCAATATGCATAAACACCTTCGTCACGGTTCTCAAGAAGAGCGTGGCCAAGAATCTCATTTGGGTCATCGTGACGATGATTCCAAACAAGCGGAACGGTCTGACCATCATTGTGCTTAAAAGCGTCTTTCATGATAACTCTACCATCAGAGCATTTGAGATTTGCTTTAGTAGCCCATCCGCTAAAATCGAAATTTTCCATTTTGATTTTATCCTCCTTCTTCTAAATTTTCCGTGTACTCTTTATAGATGCCGGGGTCTTCTTTTGTTTCCGCGATATTACTGTTACGCAATTCATCGGCCTTAGGATCATCAGACGGTTTCATTCCAACAATTTGCCGGATTTCATTAGACGTCATAATCTCATTGCGAGTGAACTTGTCTGCAATCTCAGCAATATCATTAACCGGAACCAGTTTGAACGGATCTCTGAAGAACTCGATCGACTGATTCTGAGTACGCGCGGTTTTAGTAAGAAACTTACGTTTCATTTCATCGGCAATTGCAGAAACGATTGGCTCGATAGTCCGGCTGTAGTAATTAAGCATGGTTTTTTCATCAGCGGTTCCATCGAGAATCGTTTGTGTAATGCCAAGCTGACTGTACAGTTGGTTTGTAAGATACTCAACCTGTTTCATAAGATTATTATCAAGTGACCGATTAAGTTGAGTAATCTTTTCGGTTCCATCGGTGTAAGCAATACCATATTTGGACCCGGCCAACTGCATTTCTATATCTTTTCTTCGGTTCTCGGCTTGTTGGCGACGAGCGTCTGTCTTTATTACATAAGGCAACTGAATAATCAAATCAAGTTTGCCAGATGCGGTCTGCTCGTCTGTTATGTCGAGAAGACCGAGCTTATGAACCAGACGCTGCATAGTTGAGTTAGGTTCATTCATAACAGCATAAAGAGGGTTTTCTACAATGGCTACCATTTTCTTAGGAAGCCAAATCTCCTCTTTATTTCCTGTTTGCTCGTTGTAGAGCCGTACTTGCACATGCCGCGGACGCCACTGAATAATTTTACCAACCCGCATGGTTTCAACGTCATACGAATCAGTAACCTTCGGATCTGTCGTAGTGTCCGTCGGAACGATCGCAACACAGCCCTCATCCAACATCGACATAACAATATCTTGCTTAAATGCTCTGCCAGTTTGGTCCATATTAGCACTCAATGTGAGGCAATTATTAAGACCAGAATTGATTTCTTCTAAAAATCGTCCATTCTTATCGAGACGAACATGACGAATATCAATAGCAGACACGTCTAAAGCAATCCTATTTAAAACCGAAGTGGTTATGGATCGCTCGTTGCCACGAGTGAATCTGGGACGATCGGGTCGATAGTAATATGACGATCCGATATCCCTGAATTCGGCAGTCGGGTCTCGACTTCGGAAAACATTCCAGGCGTGCTTAAGCCTGGATGCAAAAGATTGTTCCATTTTGATTTTCCTCCTTCATTGGGGAGTGTATCTCAGTTCCACAAGTGCAATCCATTCTGGGCTACTGTCTCCTTCCAGTTATTCAAATGCTTCTCTATTGAGTTTAAATGCAATATAGGCATCCATCATAGCCGCCACAGCATCAATCTTTTGATCATAGCGCTTCTTGAGCAGCTTACGGTTGCCATTAGTATCTTCAAGGGTAATACAGTTGCCCATAGCGAAGGTCATAAGATCTTCATCAAACAAAAGCATTCTCTCTTCGGATAATTTCTTGAGCTCTCCAAGTGGGACGGACTCAGTTTTTGCACCTTGAATTACCTTCTCGATGCCAAACGACCCATTCTCTCGCTCCCAACGCTCGACAAACTCTCTAGCATTGTAAGGGTCGAATCCGAAGCAGCGAACATCATATTCTCTTTCTGAAATATGATTATCGAGATCTTCATAAACTTCCATCATGTCGAGAACAGTTCCTGGCATAACAACAAGACTACCCTCTTTCATGAACTGATCATACTTTGTCCGCATTGCTGCTGGAAGTTTCATAAGCGTCAACTCAGTAATATAGTTACGAGTCTTTACACCAAAACTGCCATTGGAAAGCGGGAACAAGAAAGTAAAGGCACAGAAATCGTCACCCTGAGAAAGGTCTGCCCCAAGAGCGCAAGGCATCTTCCAGAATTCCCGTTTACGGTGAGGAAGAGTCTCTTCATAAGTGAAGTAATAAGTATAGCCCTCCATCGGGATTCCGAAACGCTTAGCAAGAATATCATTTCTTGCTGCTGGATTTTTCTCAGCGCGCTCTACTTCGAGCTGATATGTCTCATAAGTAACCGTCTTGCCAAGATTTGGATTTGCCTTTAACCACATATCTGGGTTATTAACTTCCTCAATGTCATCCAGTTTGTACCACCAAATAGACACATGCGGATTGTAATACTCGCCCTTAAGAATGTCAGACAATTCCATTTTGATTGTATCGCCGCTTCCATTTCGGACGGTGCCTTCTGAGCTAATTGCAACAATAAGGTAGTCATTATTTTCAGCCGATCCCTGCTCCTTGGCTGCGCCCTGCTCCAGTGCGCCTATCGGATCTTCTCTAACATCGCCAGAGAGCCATTCATCAACCGTAGCGATCTTAACTCGCAGACCTTGAAGCTTATCGATCGACATTGGTCTGACCTCAAGTATAGAGCCAGTAAGAAAATTCTGAATTCCCTTCTTTGTTGAAGCTAACTGGCAACGATTTGCTCTTGACCCAGTGGTGTTCTGAAGAGAGCCCTCTGTCAAAAACTTGTATAAAGGCCCTCTAGCTCTTGTAATGGCAGTTCGAATCGGGGACATAACCTCTTCTGCCTGAGCCATTGTAGGAGCAGTCGTGACTTGATGCGTGGTTGCAGTATCGACATTTAGGAAGTAGTTCTGAATGCAAGATGCATACATCGATTTAGCTGACCCTCTAGCAACAATCAGATACTGCTTGTTGACAAGGCGCTTCTTAATACGTTTCTTTTCGTAATGCCCGCCATGCCCATCCGGAGACGGAACATAAACACTTCGTTCAACAAAGTAGTACCAACCGAAAATCTGTTCTGACCAAAGTTTAAATGAGTCAAGTAAATGAAGATCCTCGCCATTTGTCAATGTGAGTTCATTTTCACAGAATGCAATGAAACCATTAATAGCCTCATCGTCATACCAGATTCCAGGATTCGCAATAAGATCATCGATTCGGTTCATTTCCATCGAAATCTCACGATTAACCGGAATCTCGCCTCTGATGACAGCATCTCTAAACTGGCCATAATAAATCGGAGTGGCAGTATTCGATAATGACATTTTACGCCGCCTTACTTTTTGTCAGACTGTCCCTTCTGGGGGTTGACGATACGTTTATTTGCATCGTCGGAAGAGACACCGGCAAGTCGATTGATGGCATTACCAACAATGTGGTTTCCGGCCTGAGTTCCGAGATTAACAATGACATTCTTACCGATGGATTCAAGGCAGTTCATTGCAAAATTTTTCCCTCGACTTTGCGCCATTTCATCCCTCTGCGCATCGCGATACTTTTTCTCAAGAGTCATTCTTTCTAAACGCTCATTAATCTCGGCATCTGTCATTTCGCTAAGGCGCTTCTTCTTAGGCTTCACAGTTTTCGGTTTAGAAGATTCCTTAGTTTTAGTTTTCTTATTTGCTACCGATTTACGGCCCACGGTGGAACTTGAAGTTGTTCGCTTCTTATTAATAAGCGAGCCATCTTTATTCTGGTATCTACGAACCCCCCATTTCATGCCGAGTACGCCATGATGATAGAGTTCGCTTGAATAGGTATTAGGCTCCATAGCTAGTCCTCCTTTCAGCTAAGGACTTCCCATCCCTGAATCTCTAAGTAGATTTTGTCAATGAATGAGTTTCCGCCTAATGCTTTATAAGCATTGTATTCATAAATGAAATTTTCGTATTCGTACTGTCGAACGGACTGGTCTTGACGATGATGATAATAGAGCCGAAGCATATCGGCTCTTAGAAGACACTTCTGACCATCTTCAACAGTATGCATCCCAAGAAACTTTTTTCGTAACGGCTTAAGAAGTGTTACTGCGCTTAGTGCAATAGCAAAAAGAACATTAATAATACTGAGAACAAGTTGCAGTCTTTCCATTTTGATTTCTCTCCCCAAATTTTATGTTAGATATAGTGAATTGCCTTGAGTTTATCAGCGCTCCACTCAAATAGCATAAATCTCTTATGGGCCCCAATAAAATCTTCTCTGTCAGACCATTTGTCAGTAATCCCCCCGGACGACAGTCTTCTGACCATTACACCATATATGTCGGCCTCCCCCTCATGATGAAGATGGCCAGCATGAACTTCGCGAATCGTTGCATCCGCAAATTCTTTTGGAAATGCTACTGGAAAAATGTGGGCCAAAGTTTTAGCGGTTGCTTTCTTGGCATCACCATGAGTAATCATCACAGCATTACTACCGTAACTAATAACCTTACGAAATTCTAAAGAATCATCAACTACTGCTTCGCCATATCTGGCCAAAAGAGTCTGCATGAACATCCATGAAATACTCTGATCATGATTGCCAGGAGTATAGATAACTTTAATTTCTTCTGCATTTTCTAAAGCGGCATCGATAATGGCGTACATGAACTGCTGGCCATCTTTCACGGCTCGTACCATGTCAACTTTCTCGATGCATGTTCCTCTTGTTGTTAACCCGTTGACAATGCTATCGTTATGAAAGAAGTCTTGCCCGAATGGAATCACGATTTTATCCCAGTGATGACTGGTAATTATCTCTAAGACATCATCAAGGACCGGTTTGTAATAATCCATAAAGGTAATGCCCCAATGCATATCGAAAAGCGAAATCTCGAGCATGTTTCTGGAATCTTTAAATGAAGGTTTCACATACTCATACTTTTGAACTGCAGTTTTAATAGCAGCCAAAAATTCTTCAGGATCGAGTGCCCCAGCATGCTGTTTGATCCATGCTTGAATAATCTCTCCGTTCGCTGCTACCTGCACGGTCGCGTCGTGAGCAACAAAACCTTCGTAAGTTCCACAATCAAGAGTTGTATCATCAGGATAATTCTTTTTAGCCCACCTGACAAGAACTGTCCTAAATGAACGACGAGTCATTGGATTTTCGACTTCATGCTTGTAATATGAGTCGTAAATCTCATGGCTGCTCATCCCGGCTTCTTTCATTTCACAGCATTTTCTTTTCACCGCCAACGGTGTTCCTTTTGCCATGAATCATGCCTCCTTGGGATCAACAGAAACGTTGATGCGCCACTCCAATTCGCTCGCCATACGATTCATGGCGTCCATTGCAGCTGAACTAGCAGGAGGGTCAAACAAAAGCCTGGTTTTCAAATATACGAACGACTTCACATCGGAGAGTCTAGCATTATCCCCGATAAAGTCGGACCACTCGGCGGAGGAGTCTTCGATGCTAAATCCACTCGAAGGCCCTACACCGAGTTGGGTAAGTATGGAAAATACAGAGTTGATATGGATCAGAATATCAGTGTCAAACTCTGTAGCTTCCGATGGTATTCCGAGGAGTTTTTTAATAGAATCCAAAATACTAGTTTCCATTTTGAATCCTCCTTCATGTAAATGTTCTAGCGCCTTCTTCAGAAAGCTCAGAACCAACAGAGACACTCTTTTCGCAAAAACCCACTAAGCCAAACTCAGTATAGACTTTATAGAATTCCTCTGTTGACCCATCTTCTGAAATTACTAATTGGGTAGGCAATTCTAATGTGCATACAATATCTGAACTCAAGTTTGGCTCAGAGTAAATGTTAAGCGCATTCATTCCTGAATTTCCTTCCATCCGTAAACGCCCGGTTCCCAGACGTTCGTGTCGATCTCGGACTCCCACGTCTTGCCGTTGTGCTTGACCTTATCGCCCTTCTTATATGGATTAGTGCTGTCAGGCTGCTGCCATTCTCCGATGTTAGTTCCTTCCTGCCCAGGCAGAACTTTCGCAAACAACGAGGGGGCATTATGCGGCTCCCAACCGATTTGACTCGTGTGGTCCTGCAGCACTTTATAAAGGATCTTCCCATCTTTCAGGTAAGTACCCTTTGCGTATTGTGTGTTCGCTTTCCATTCCGGATACAAGGCAACGGCCTCGAGCGCCGTTTCATCATCAAGTGACTGCGCAGCCTGCTCAATAATAGGGCGGAGCTTCGTCGCCAGTTCTTTCAGTGTCATCACTCCACCCCCAACAAAATTTTTGCAGCAGATAACTCATCCTCTAGTGACACTATTTTGCTTCTCATCTCTCTGACCGTCATTGGAAATACTATATCAAGTTCATTTAAAAGATTAGAGTATTCATCTTCAGTTATTTCCACCGCAGTTACAGTTGCGTATGTTCCTTTTGAAAAAGTCGGCAGCCCGTCAAGATGCCACACATTAAGTTCATCAGAAGATATAATCCCGTTTGCCTCTTCTCGATCGCATGGCGACAGAGATTTTTCAGCATCATTCCAACGAACATACTTTAAAGATTCTTGAGCATCCACTGTGCTATCACCAAGTATAATTTTATATGCCATTTTGATTTTTCACATCCGATCATTTTTTCCAAGGACACGTGTCATTTTTTTTTCGTTCAATTGGCTCCGAAATCAAAAGATTCGAATCCCCGTAATGTATTGCATTATGAGTAAAATGGGTAGTAGTAATCAAATACTCAGGGTCCAATAGTATCTCAGTTTTCTTATCAAGATCCTCGAGAGTTATTGGATTCATATGATGAATAACTACTTTTGACCCAAAAATTTCATGACCAGGGACCCCAAGATCGCATCCAAGGTCCCTTGCAATAATTTTATCTCTGCATTGCTTCCATTCAAGCGAGTTGTAAAACATTTGATTGAATACTCTATCGAAACCAAAAGTATCCATTCCAACTGAACCGTTAAGCTTGAGATAATTGAACCGCTCTTCGAATGTTGGCAGCCTAACAAGCTCAGAATATCTTTTAAAAGTCTTCACTAGTGCCTCCGCCGCTATACTCTCGCATAGCAATTATAGCATCTCTGTAAAGCTCCTCTGTCCTCTGGCTAGATTTAATAGCTTCAGTCTTAGCAGAGATGAGCTCTTCCTGCTTCTCCAATATTTTAACCTTAAGCTTAGCCTCCTGTGTTGCTAACTTAAGAAAATGGGTTGTCTCTTGAGAAGAGGCAGTTCCCTCGATCAATCTTTTCTCTACAAGATCTGTCGCTAAAGCTATAAGCTGGTTTTGTCTAGCCTCTGGCGTAAGTGCCGGTCTTATCTGGCGGGTATTGCCGGAAGGCTGACTGCTCTTTGCTTTTGCCATTGTCCCTGCCTCCTTTCTTTACAGTTATGTAATGGCGCTTATTTCTTTCATGTCTAGAAAACACTTTGTCAACCTCAGACCAAGAGCCGTTGCTTTTCTGATAGGCTGTTACTATACTCATTTCGGTGTCAATGTTGCTGTAAGATTTGCACCAACACCCTTGACACAAAACTTGATATAATACGGAGCGGCCAGTCGTGCGATGTCCAGCGTAAAGCCAGTCTTGTCCGCATCAATCGTAAATGTTCCAATTACTCCTGTGGTGTTCATGATGTAAGACGAAGTTGCAAAATGGGTTCCATCTCCGGTATACAACACCCATGCGCTATCACCGCCGTTTCCGACATAGGACCAGTCATTACCAAGACAGTTCACCGCACCAGTCACACGAATGATTGCGCCATTCGGGTATTTGGTCTCATCGATCTGGATTGGCGCCGTATGCCCAATCGTCACATAGTCTGTGGCTGGTTTCTCGATACCTGTACCAGTAGAAAGCCTGGTATTGTCGGCATAACCATGGGAAGCAAGTAGGTCAGATGTTGCGGCTTTAACTGTCAGCATATACTCTGCTGTAAACCCGCCGTCTACGGTTGTTGCCGTAATCTTAGCACTACCAGGCGCAAGCGCGGTAACGACACCATCGGCCACACTGGCCACTGCCGGTGCAGAGCTTACCCATGTAACTGTCTTATTGCTCGCATCTGCAGGCATCACGGTAGCTGTCAGCGTGGTCTGCCCGCCGATGGTCAGTTCGCCGGAGGCAGCGTTGAGCGATACGCTCGTAACGGCCACGGTCTTGATGCCGGTGAAGATCTCGCGGTCATATCCTGCGCCGTAGCAGAAGGAGTAGACCTTCTGTTGAGACGGGTTGCACACGTTCACAACAAACGCCGTGTCCTTGGCGCTGTTGGCCGTCTTGTTGTAGGTGGTCGTTTCGCCAAACTCGATACCATAATACTCGGCGTTGCCGTTCTGCCCGTACTCGTTATTCCGAGCAAAACACATATTCGGTGTAGCTACGCGCCAGATGTTGTACTCCGTGCCAGTGTTGTTTGCGATGGCGTTGAGCTTCGCGGCCTTGAAGCAATGCACATGGCCGTGGATTGCCGCGAGAATTGTAGCACTGTTGCTGCCGCTGAAATTCACGATATTACTGCCAATAGTAATACTACCACCGTCTACGTAGGCTTTGACGATATTTGACAGGACGCACACACTGCCCCAATCGAGCGGATGGTGGGACAATGTTAACACGTTCCAGCTGGTCTTCTCGCCCACGGTTTTCAATGTGTTCGCAAACCACAGCTTTTGCGCATCTGACACATATTCTTTTTCGCTATTTTCAGCGGTGTTCAGGCAGATGACCCGCAGCTTCTTGCTCTCGAAGTCACGATAACAGTAGCCTTCAGTAGTGCTGCCTATGGTTGCACCAGTGTTATAAACCCCACACATACTGTACAGTTCTGATGCTGAAAATACGCTACCATTCTGCGCCTTGCTATACTGCAAACTATCATGGTTGCCCAGCGTTCGCAACTGCGGAATTCCTGCGAATGCCTCATCAATATCCGCATTAATCTCTTTGAAGTGCTGCCGCCCCTCAGCCAGTGTGGTCGTTGAGCTGCCGGCCGTGTAGTCGCCAAGATAACACGCAAAGTCGATACCGGGCAAAATATATGCGAGTGCCTTCATAGCCATACCAGCATGCTTGTTACCGGCCACGATGTCTGCGCTGGTGTCAAGTTGATGCGCATCTGAGGCTGCAATAAAGACAATACTTTCACTTGTGCGAACGGCCTGCACCTTTTTGGCTACCTCCAGTGCCGCTGTCTTGATATAATCCGGGATATCTGCATGGACGACATTGTCCTTGTTAGGTATATCACCGACTGCTTCAGCCATCTCGCCAATTTTGTAAGTGGCCGTGCTACCATTTTTTTCTCGGATAGCATTTGCGATGGCTTTTATAGATTCCTCTTCATAAAGTTTCTTTGCCATCAATAAGCCACCTCGCTTCCATCGTCGATCGTCACAGTCTGTGCTGCACTTCCATCATAAGTGACGGTGGTGCTGCCAATTTTGATCGTCAGTGCGTTGGGGTTCTTAAGCTCCGTCGGAATCGCCGGTATATCCTCTTCCCTTGCTAGTGTGCCACGCCATGCCGACCAAAAACCCAAAAAGGATGACACGGACATATATTGCGGTCGACTATCAGAGTCAGTTGACCCAATCGCTGCGAACCCAAGCATCGTGCCGCCATCCGATACCGCGAACGCAAGCGACAGTATGAATGGGTAGTTGTAATCTCTGAATTTTACAAGTGCATACACGGCGTACCCTTCCGCATAGGCTGCATACACTTCCTTAGGCGTTTTGTCGGCAGTCGCACTATTGCCGTTTCCTTGTGTCACTGTAACATAAAACGTGCCTTTTACATCTAATGTCCCAACTACTTGCTCACCAGCTGCATTATGTGCGGTCGCTCCTTTTGCGAGTGTGCCTGCGGTTACAGAGTCATTGGTAAGATCGATAAGAGTATCTCCGCCAAAATTGACTTTACTTATACCCATGAGGATCACCCCTCGCCAGCAATTGTTACAGTCTTACCGCCCGCGGAATTATCAGTCTCAACATAAGAAATTGCAGCAACGTCTACCTGTGACAGATAGTCGTATCCTTCGCCAGGAAGAACCGTCTGGCTGGTTGTCTTGGGTGTAACAGATTTTGCATGGACTTTCACGCTACTCGACGGTTCGAGGGTACCAGTTACACCAAGAATAGTAATCCCCTGTTTAATATTGGCTGCAATAAGCTTCGCTTTTTCAGTAGCGAGAATAGAGACATTGCCACTTCCATCATGATAACCCTGGGCAATCGAAACAGAATCATCAAGAGATGAAATTGTGAGAGAAACAGCTCCATTATTCGGCATCGTGCCAGTAAGCTTAGTACCTCTCGCATATGCAGTTTTTCCACTCAAAATTTCAGCGACTTTAACATTAGCGTCCTGAGAATTTACATCAAAGTCGCAAGTACCGGTAATAGTGTTACCGGTTGCGTCATGTGCTGTATAACTTGTAAGAATCTTATCAGCGGTAACTGTATCCGCAGTAAGATCAATAAGAACGGTGCTCCCGTATACTACTTTATTAACGTGCTGGTTATCTGCCATAATCAATTACCTCCAATAATTACTGTTTTTCCATTTTGATTGCTGACTTCGTAATAAGGGATCGGTTCAATTGTTACATCGTGCGAAAGATGCTTATCTGCAGTGCTTAAAGACTGGGATTCGACTTTTGGTGTAACTATATAAGGCCCAGAATAGTTCTCGTAACCAATAGGCATCGACAACGACCCTCTAAGAATTCCTTCCGAAACTATAGAGCCAAAAAGTATTCCTTCAGACCTAATAATGGCTTCGCTCATTACGTAATCTCCTCCATAATTTCGAATACTGACGGTTCTATAACTGTATAGACATCACCAGATGCAGTTGTCAGCTGAACATCATACTTATACTTGCCAAACGAAAGATTGTCAGTATCCTCCGGCTTTATGTGTATCAAATTAGCTCCAATTACCTTCTTCTGGAACAGATAATTGATGTCTTTGGCACTTTTCTTTACTGTAAAGAAGAGAACATCGCCACTTTGCATGATGTATTCGCTATTACTTGCTGAGTTTGTGATCGGAATTGTAAGGCGAGCCGTATCGCCTCTAGTTAACCTAATAGTTCCATTATCTTTTATGTATAGCATGTGCTCCGCTCCTTTCTTAAAAATGATTGAAACAGGATAGCACTTAAAGGGGCTCATAAGGTGGAAGAAAGGATGTATTATGAAAGGAGAAAAAGGTAACCCACAAGAGAAGTAAGGAGCTCTACCAGCTGAGCATGACTAAAAAGTCTTAGGATTAACCTTATGAACCCATTTAAATGCTATCCCATATGAGAATGAGATAACTTATTGTTAGGCCTAGGCCCATTCGTCTTCGGCTTTGATCATTATGTTGTTACCTCCACCTCAGTTTCAACATAATTAGCCGGCTTCGGCTTCTTTAAAACATTAAAAGTTTTCTCGGCCATGGTGCACCCGTTTTTCTATACTTCCAGAATATGCATAGACAGTTATTGCATGCGTGTCCTGAAGAAGAAAATTTGGGATCTCAGCTTTTCCGTTAATCACTTTTCTAGTAATAGCCTTTGTACTGCTGCACTTTGAGTAATGTACTTCTGAAATAGTGTTATCGTCAACTACAATTTTACGTCCTGTATCCCACTGCCAAAGTTCTGTACGACCGTCGTCCAATGTTATGTTCATATGAATGCCTCCTTTGGCAATTAATATAAAGGTAAACCCGAAAATATAAATTTTCCTCCGGGGAATTTTTGAGGATCGGCGCGATGTGAGGAGGGGGTGTTTATATTTGACCCCCCCTATGTTATATTATATTTCCTTACTGCTAGGGGTGCTATAGACCCTCTTATAAATGTTGAGAAAGTCATATTTGATTATGTCATCAATCGCTTTATTAGTTGCGACCTCTGTTTCTTTCTCTGACAAACCTTCAGGAATGTTAGCAACTCTTGCTAAACGTTCGCAAGTGTTGTAACCTTTTTCAACATCAAACAGAAACCAAAGAGTAAACTGTTCGAACGGATCATAAGGATTGTCAAACGTTGTCAACATACATTTCTTTTCCATTCAAACTCACTCCTTCAAATACTTCGAAACTGTTGACGTTGACACACCAAGTTTGTTTGCGATCTCAGCTAATGTGTAATTAGATGCGCTCAAAGCCTTGATTCTGTTCTTTTGTGCAACACTGAGTGTGCTTGTTTGCTTAGGCATTGCTCTTTGTCTAAGTTCATCAATGTCTGCATTATTGAGAATGCGGACAAGCTTACTTTCGCTAATAGCGCCAGCCTGAATAGCAGCCCATTCCTGATCTGTAATCTTGATATTACGCTCTTTACGGGGTACAGAACCCATTTCCTGGCGATACTTATTAAGAGCTCTGGTCCCGATCTTTCTAACATCGCCTTTTTCCATATCCTTGCCAGTCTGCTCCTTATAAGCACGTTTACGAGCTTCCACTTCAGAGGATGCTCTGACCTGAGCCATACGTTCTTTAGGTGCATTAAGCTCAGCTTCAGAAAGCTTGTGCATAAGGCTTTCCACTTCATCATGATAGGTAGCTTTAGCAGTGCTATCATACTTAATCTTACCGGTGGTCATAGCCTGTTTGCGGGCATCATTGGCCATAGCTTTCATCTTATTAGCATAATCTGCGTAAAGACGCTCCATTTGTCTTGGATTCTTCGGATCAGACATAAGAGTATAGGCATCGTCTGTCTCAGCCATCTTAGCGCTTTCTTGGGTCCTGGTAGTCAGCTTAGTTTTGACCTCTCCGGTACGCTTATTGACGGTGGTCTTCTCATATGTGGCATCATCTGCAGTCTTCCAAAGCAGGGCACCTTCTGGACGAGTGGGATCGTAATAGTCTTTCCCCTTCATATTGACCATGGGGCTGCCTTGCCGTTTCGGAACTCGCTCCGGGCTCTTTGCCCTGGATATAATGGTAGCGGCTCCTCCGTCCGGCTGATATTCCTTTTTTAGACCTTCAATATCGTTATCGATTTCACTTTGCTTGTAATTTAATCTATGCTTTTCGGCATCAATAACAACCATGCTATGCCTAACAGCTCTTGCAAGCTTATCTGAATTGGCGCCCTTGAGCGTCATGTCAGTAATAAGATTGGAAATCTTACCCATTTCAAGCTGAGTTCCATGCTTAGTCATAAGCTTGATAGTACCAGCTTTATAAGTATCAGGGCCATACTGAACTTTTGGATCAAAACCTTTAAGGCCCTCAAGTTCTGGAGTCGCTGTGATTCTTACCTTGCCAGCAGGGTCATGGGTAGGAATAGCCATGACAGTATCGCCATCAAAATCAGCTCCAGAAAGTCGATCTGCAACCTTATGGTTAATACCAATGGCGTCAATCGAATCATTTCCAATAATTTTCTTACCGAGCTCATTCTTATGAGTTACAGTAAGAATAGGAATTTCAAAAGTGCCACCATGAGGATAACGAATAAGAGCCAACTTAGTACCAGGAGCATAGCCAGGAGCATATACTTCATTATCTTTAAGAGAATTAACAGGAATAATAACATGATACTTTTGTCCAGGTAACGCAGCAGCCTTAAGATGGACAGCTGCAGAGTCGCATTCATCAGCAAATTTATTAAGAAGATGCTTCTTAATAGTCGGATTAGTTAAACTGCTAATACTTTCATACTCAGCAACTTTATCTGTAATGGCAAGCTTAAGCTGCTGGTTTGCAAGCTTCTTTGACTGCTTAGAAAGAAACTGTGCGGGCAATGCATCGGCCCATTCAGTCCAGTCGCCTTGGTCGGAGCGTTTATTAATAAGGCCAAGCTTCTCTTTTCCTGTTTTAGGATCTTTATAGTAATATTGGCCTCCTTTATCAGGATCTTTAATAAGCGAGCCAAACGGATTTTCTGGATCATCCTTTTTAATTGGCTTTAAAACAGTATGATCTTTTGGTCCGAGTGCCGGTGTCCCCTTCTTTTTATTGGTATTAAACACAACATCAACACCAGGCGGCATGTCGTCTGCATAAACAGCCATACCTTTAAGATAATGTGTTCCGTCCACAAGGATTCGAACCTGAGAATATCGAGACTCACCGAGAGACAGATCGGGAACATTTCTCCTAAGTTCAATAACGCCGTCCTTCTCAATGCCTTTAATACCATCAGGACCAACGTCATCTGCATATCGAACCATCAGCCTTTTAGAGTCCATGGATGCAGGATAAGCAAGCTTTTTTTTCGATGCGTCCTTGTCTTTAATGGGATCGGCATCAATCAACGGGTGAATATTTGCATAATCATATACCGCCTTAGTTACCTTTCGGCCATTGCTGTCAACCCTATAAGGTGTTCCAGGAGGGCATACAACAGTGATCGTGGTCTTTTGCCCAGGATTAGTAACCTGCGGAACTCGACCACCGGCCACAACATAGCCTTCTCTATCAAGAATATACTTGACCTTCTTCATCATCTCCGGCGTGATGCCAAGCTGCCTATCAACACCAGCACCAATCTCAACAACGCCCTTTTTATTGACCTGCTCTTTGATAAAGTCAGCTTTAGACTTTGCAATATTCATATTTTTCTCAGCATCTTCATTAAACCAGGAACGAACAGTAGATTCATTGATAGGTTTACCAAGACGCTGGCTCATCTGGCGCGCAATTTCACTGACTCCAAGCCCATCTTTCTGTAAAGCCTTAGCAGTAGCAACATTATAAGCACGCCGTTCATTTTTGCAAATACCAAGCTCAGTGCGAAATTCTGTCGATGTCATGCCCATGGATTTAGCAATTGCATTATCGCCAGTCCACAGTTTACCATCGTCGTCCACATAAGTAAAGCCGCTTTTTCTTTTCTCTTCGACTCTACCGATGAAGTCTACAGCATGCTGATATGGATTATCACCAGACCCCCAAGGATACCGTCCAGATCGACGAGGCATTCCGTAATGCAGCAATGAATCTTCGACATAGTCACACAGACCGTAATAGCTCATCATTTCTTCGGCTATCGGGTTCATGGTGTCATTCCTCCTCGTAATTAGCTTTTTCTATTAACTTGTTTAAATGCACAATTTTGTTAATAATGTCATTGATGTCTTCTGGTGCAGGGTTATGCACAAATATCTCATCATTCTGATAGATTCTCAACTCCATGCCAATCTCGGACGGCTTGACCTTATACTCCAAACAGAAAAGAGCAGCATAGATTTCCAGCTGTTCTATATGTACTTTAGTTCTACCAGTCTTAAGATCATGAATCCTCAAAAAACCATCTCTAAAAGAAATGGCATCTGCGGTCCCAAAGAAATAGTTTGAGTAATATAAAACAACCTCAGTACTCATTCTAAAGCCAATAGCATCGTTCACATAAGAATATAAAGTCTTTCTAGAACGAGGTTGCTTAATACCAAGGTCAATAGTCTCTTTTGCCCATGCATGCAAACGAGTTCCAATCTCAGCCGCTCTACGATTTGAAAACACTTCTAAAGCTTTGCTATCATCATAACCAAGCCAACTACATTGACTCGGACTAAAGCTTGCATGAAACCCCTCTAAATTTGAATGATCATTAAACTTCATTTATTTTCTCCTTATCTTCCAAATATAACAGAAAGTTCTTGAAGAACTTTGTCTTTGTTCTCAGGATAAACAAATGCCGCATATGACATATCATCCAACTTAGAAATATAATACTCTTGATTGGGCTGTTTGATTGCTCCTTCATCTCTTTTGATTTCCAGTACGACCCATTTGTCTTTATACAGAATTGTCCAGTCCGGAAATCCTTGTATGTACCCCGCGTCATTTTTAAGGGCAATACAGCCTGGATACGTACGCTTGATCTCATCGATCAATTCTTTCTGAAATTTGCTTTCAAGCTTAGCCATGATGGCGAGGTCTCCTTTCATTTGCGTTAAAATAAAGAGAAGACGAAATTTTAAATAAAAATCGTTCTTCTCTTCATAACAGGGCATGTTTTTTTCGCGAATTTTAAAATATGAGAAAAAAAATGAAAAGAGCTTGCATTTGCCGCGAACCCTCTTCATTTTATGCTCAGTCAATATAATCATAGTTAGGAACCAAGTCATCGATCGAACAGTTTAACGCCATAGACAAATTAATAATTGCACGAAGAGAGGGCATCCGCTCACCAGACAAATATCTTGTGATAGATCCTTTATCAAGATGCGCTTCCTTCGCTAGCTCAATACGGTTGATTCCATACTCGACCATAATTGACTCCAAATTGTGAGAGAAAATATCAATGAACTCTACTTCACTCATTCTTGCAGATCTCCTTTTACTTTGGCCAATCTTCTTGCATAAACACTTGCAGTTGCAGACTGGCAACCGGGCAAAACTATTATATATATTATTATATATTTTTTTTCGCGTAATAGATTAGGTCGGTTGCCGGTCTGCAACCAAAAAATTTAAAAGGCCTCCAAAACCCACAAAAAGGGCCAAAAACCCCCAAAAACAGCCCATTTTGGGCCATTTTAGTTGCCAATTGGCAAACAAAATGTTGCCAACTGTCAACAAAAAGTTGCAGACCGGCAACCGACCCATTTTTGGCCATTTTTAGCCTGTTGCCAGTTGGCAACTTTTAAGTCCAATTTTTTAAAAATGGTTGCCAAGAAGCAACTAATTGCCAATTGGCAACCGTCTTTAGTCAGTCATTTTCCTCGTCTTCAATCATTCTTTCAAGGTAAAATCTGGCCTTTTTCAGGTCTTCGTAGTACTTACCTTTAAGCGGTGCACGCCAAATATACTTGATCACCTGACCCGCAAGAAACGCGTGCGAAGGCACTCCGTACTTACACACTGCGGACTCAATTGCGTCCAAGCATTCAATGTTCCCAGCCGTATAATGCGAAGGATGCTCAACAGGGTCGTCAACAACAGTTTTCTTAGTAGTAGCCATTTCATTAATCTCCTTTTCTTTTTCAGTGGTTTCGATTTCCGGATCTGCTTCATGCTCATCAAGTGATAAGGCTTCTCTTACCTGCGCCATCGAGTCACATTCGATTTGCCGTCCGTACGCAGTCAGAATATACTTGCCTCCAACTTTCCTAAGACGAATCTCCGATTCCATATGTACTCCTCCTTATTAAAAATAAAAGAAAGAGCCTAAGATTTCTTAGACTCAATCTTTTGAATTACACTTACCACATTCTAATAATGTCCAGGACATTAAGATGTGTCATGCTTTCAGAAGGTATGCAGTATCTAACAGTAGACTCATCGTACCATTCGGTAAACTTGATGAATTTGTACAATCCCATATCCGGACTCCATCCGAAATTGTGGGCGTTCAAAATTGCACCAATAGCAACCCCAATGATTACACAGATAACTGCGTAGACACAGACTGCCTTCCAACTCCAATATTTTTCCATAATAATTCTCCTTTAAAATTATATTAGTTGTAGGTTTGTGTTCCTCTCATAATAGAGAGTGTTCCACTCGCGAACAACAAAAATAAAAAGAGAAAGCCCACGTAGAGCTTCCCCTCTTGAGAGAAACTATTATGTTTAATGATAGCCTTTAACTTCTCTAATTTGTTTAACCATTGCAGTGACAACAAACGCCAGTGCGATCAGACCTACAACGATACCGATAGCGCTGGTGACATGCTGGTAGGAATTCTGCCAAGCAATATCATAGCCAAAATTACCGATAGCGTCCATGTCGTAACCGAACAGGATAGCTGTAAGTTTTGCAATAATAATGTTATATTTCATAAGTAAATACACTCCTTTAAATATCTTTAGTTTCCTCTCATAATAGGGAGTGTTTTACTCGCGAGCAGCAAAAATAAAAGTGTACGTACGGACTCTCACCGTGAGGGAGTCGGATTAGATCCATCTTTTATTAAGAGCTCCCTTCCTTTCAAGCTCTGCACCTAATGTTGCCGTACTCTTCATAATAGGCCTTGCCTCATTCGCGAAAAATAAAAGAATAGGAGACCCTGTTATAGGTCTCCTAAATCTTTAATTCATGTGATTACTCTCTGCTGATAAAAAGCGGAATAAACCCAAACAAGAAATATCCGACATAATAGTATGTCTCGAACATATTCTTGTGTCTGCACCATGTCCTTTTAACGATCATGAATATCACACTCCTTCATTATAGGCGATGTTTACTTCGCGTATGCAGAAGAGGTAGTATTCAAATGTATTTCTTGCCTATTGGCGTTGTTAATATCTGTCATATTAAGTCTGCCCTCTTGAACAGCATCAGCTACATATGCCATGTTCTCAAGGAACTCTACAATCTGGTCTCGATCGAACCCATGCTTAGACTGGAGGACATACTCCGCAATAAGAATCGTATTTTTCACAGCCTTTGCTTTAGCTTGAGAAATATCAAGAGGATCAACTTTAGGCTTCTTCTTTTTAGACTTCATACATTATCCTCTTATTACTTAACTTCTTTCTTTAGAAGTTCTTCTCTATAATCCCATAGCAGATCACAGATTTCCTGAATTTCCGAGCTGGTCAGTGTATGCTTATCCTGGAGCAAAATATCGCGGAGTCTGCCACAATCATTCACGATCTTGAAAATCTCAGATACTTTCATTATTATTTTTCTCCTTTCAACTGTTCTTTACGAGCCTCATTCATAGCTCGTTCGCGAGCTTTCATATTTCTATCTTGCACTTTGGAGTCATAGACTTTCTCTCCGCAATACTGGCAAATGGCATATTCTTCATCAAACGTAGTCTTAATGGAGCCGTGCTCAATGAGAACACGCCGGTGACCAAAGAATACAGGAACTTTGCAAGCGCATCTAACACAGTAATTATTACACATTTTAATGACCTCTGACATCAAATTTTGCAAGGCAGCTTTTGCAAATATTTTCTTTGATGGATCTATCTGCAAACTTTAACCAAACGTCGGCTCTTCTATAGCCCTCAAGCCAAATATAACGTTTGCATTCATTACACAAACAAGGAGCTAACGCAAATCTATTACATAGAAGCATCATTACTTTTTCTCCTTTTCCCTTTCCAAATGCTCGTAAATGGCTTTACAGCGGCGCCGATACTCGCACTCTATATATGTGTCGCCACATAAAACAATATCGCCATAACCAGTCTCAAGCTGCTCCGGCCTCTTGGTTACTTGAGGCTCAAAATCTGTACAAGACTGGCAATACTCAGGAACAATAAGTGTAATCATAGTTGTTCTCCTTAGTTTTTAGTCGGTATCAGTACACATTCGCCATTTCCATTAGCAAGTTTAATCTCAATATCATCTGGAACTATTTTGGCTTCCAAATAAGACGGAAGAAGAATCACTCCAGCCTCTTTCTGAGCTCTAAGATTATCAAGAATGGCCTGCATTCGTTCACATGGAAGGAATGCATTGCATTTAACTACTAAAATATCAGGCATTATAATCTCCACCACGATAAGTATCGGTCCAGTTTCGATAGTAACGGCAGCCGACAGAGATCTCGCTAATTAAATCATAATCAATTATTTTTTTCGACGAGAATCCTCCATCTTGAGTCTCTTTAACCTCAGATACGCGCGCGTTTTCAACTGCTTTGAGAATATTAAGATAATCCGGCTTATAAGCACATACATCTTTGTGCACACAGCGAGTACATAATGTCTCTTTTACTCCTTCAGCCATTTTTTCTCCTTTCACTTCGACTTTTTAAACGAACCAAGATATTCTTTTTGAGCATGCAAATAATTATGAGTCTCGTCGATAAACTGGATTTTTGTCGGATCAACTCGCTCGATTCGGTCATCGAATTCGACGATACCAAATATCCGCGAATATTGTCCGCCCGGATTAGAGCCGACCATTATGCCTGGGAAAATTATGTCACCATATTGCTCCCAGCAATGGAAATATCCAAGCTCTTCATCAATTTTGCATAACCTGAGTTCTTTCGTAACAGTAATGTTACTTAATGTCGCCATTTTTTTCTCCTCCATCGCGATTGCTGAAGTCCTTCGTGAGTGGGGTAGTACAACGAAATTCACAGCTTACTGTTTTTGCAGAATTTGTGTCTTGCTTATCTTCACGGCTCACCATAAGGTAAAGCTCTCCGTTGAAAGAACAGACCTCGCCGAGTTCAACGCTGTCATGATCGATGCAATAGGAAATATACTTCTCATAGAGATCGACTTTGGTCTGAAGCTCTGCCATCTTAAGGCGCAAATCAGTGATTTTCTTTCTGTACTTGCCAATTGAAGCAATATAGGCTGATTCACACTCTTCATCTCTATCCATTTTATGAAGCTGATTCATAACCGCTCTGTACCGATCATTCGCAACACTTCTATCCTCTTTATTGTACATTAGTTATTCTCCTTTCCAGTAATCAGCTCAGAATAAGGCAGATCCTCAATCCAGTCGCAGAATGTACGCCACTCGTCAAGCTTATGATTCCTACGAGACTTATAAATATTTGCCAGCACCTCGTAGTTCAGCATAACCGTTCGACGCTGGTTGTAAGAGCTCGGAAGGAGCTGGATCATCTGCCACCAATAAAGCTTTTGCTGAGCAAGCACATGCTTTCTTTCGGCTTCAGTAAGATCGGTTCTTTTCAGCTTATCAGAAGCGACGTTATACTCCTTACGGTAGTAGTTAAGAACATTAATAGTCAGATCAAGAAGCTGAAGCCCGCCGCATGAAATACGAGGAGCGTCACTAATCACTGGGCCCTCAACCTCATTGCAATAATACTGGTAATAATCAATGAGATGGTCGTGACTAAAATCATCCAGAGAGAACTCCTTCGCTGCGATCTTGTGCATAGTCGAGCAAGAATCGGCTACCGTGCCAACCTTATAAGTATCAAATTCCTTCCACCAGTACAGCGGAGCAGTAATATCAAGATACACGTTAATCATACGCATGAATTTACGATGGTCCGTGCCAGAATTACGGAGACGAGTCATAAGGTCGAGGTCTGCCTCGCCGATATTGAACCCTTGGCCATATCCAGCGCACCCAGGATTACACTCGTCGTCAGTAAAACAGCACTCTGGAGAACCGCAGAAGAAACTATCACTCTTCTTCCAAGAGTTCATCGGGTTACGCATTCCTCTGATTGCTGATTCCCAGCCAACAGTCTCAACTTTTTCAATTTTAAGCATTATTTAGTTTCCCCTTTCGAAATATTGATGCTTTTACTTAAATTAATAGCTGGACTTTTCTTCCAAGAGTCCATCAGTTCCTCCACAAATCTTTTATACACTTTTGAGCATGTTGGGCACAGATCTTCTTTACCGAGTTTGGTCCATCCTTCAGGAGCACCTTTCCAAACGTCAGTCATAAAGAAATATGTCTGTTCAAGAGCTACTGCGCCACAATGGTCACAAATATAAACGCGCTTACGTTTGAGCATTGCTCGGTTTCTCCTTCTCCTTATTAATAATTTTCACTTTATATCCAAGCTCTTTTTCAATCTCATCGAGAGTCATTTCTCGAGAAGCATACTCCGTAATAATGTCGAAGCAGCAGGCAGGAGTATTGAGACCTCGCTCAATTGCTAAATCACAAACAGACTCATGTAAGAGCATTGAGTCACTGCAATTTATATAAGGGAAGTCATATGCGCTCTTCTCACAAAATGGTCCAAGATAATTAATATGCGGAATATATTCCTGAGCAAATGGTACGAGGGCCTTTGGGATCACAACCGTATGCTTACCTTTCTTATCCTCATATTTATAGACCAGTTTAAAATACCAGCTATTGTCTTCCTTAAAAGGGACAATGCTAGTGAGTCCGATGTCGTTTCTGTCCATTAAATATCGCTCCTTTAACTTTAGTGAAACCAATATTCATAAGACGGGCTGTGCACTACTCCAAAAAGGACAAGGAGCTGGTAAAACCTGCCGTTGATATTCCGTCTTTGCCACTTCTTCCATTTTTTATAGCGTTTAAGCATTACTTTTTGCTCTCCATCGTAATAAATATGCCATACTCTCCACCACAATCACCGGCAAGAGTTTTGCCTTGCAGGAGAGCAGAAATGTCTTCTATCGAAAGCTCAAATGTAACGTTTCCCCAACACGACATATGTGACTGTACCTCTTTTGCATTATTGCAAATAATAAAAGTATCAGGCATAATATTTACTCTCCTTAATTGTCAAGCATCATCCGTATCGGTCAATTCATTTAGTCTTGAAATAACATACACAGCTCCATTTAACCATTCCTCCGAACAGTTTGGAATCTGTTTTTTAATATCGTCGCAAACTTTTTGACGAATACTAAGCTCGCGCATACGGCCAGCATAATATCCAATGCTAAGAAGACAGAAGAAAGAGATAAGAATAAAAATAGCCCACAAAATACAATGAGCAATCGCCATAATTATTCCTCCATAAAATTCATGGCCGCTTTGATTTTCCTATCATAGCTCCACGCATGCGGGCACCTAAATTCGTTCAGCTCGCAGAAGC